CTACAGGCGTCTATAACAACCACCCAGAAAACTTCGTGGATAAGTTATCTAATATTATTCCAATGGGGCGTATGGCGGATATAAACGAATACAAGGGGGCAATTGTCTTCCTTTGTTCTGACGCTAGCTCGTATATGACCGGCGAGAACGTTGTTATTGATGGAGGAAAAACAGTTTGGTAGAAAATACCGCTACCTTAGAAATGAAGCACGTTCCCAAAGGCTGGGGGTGGGAGCGCTGGATTGTAAACAATGAAGAATATTGCGGAAAGCTTTTGTTTTTTAACAAAGGCAAAAAATGCTCTTGGCATTATCATGTGTTGAAAGACGAGGTATTTTACTTGCAATCTGGAAGGATGTTAATTAAATATTCCGAAGAAGACGATCTTGAGAATGCCAACGAACTTGTTTTAAATGCTGGCGACAACTTTCATATTTATCGGGGACTAAGACATCGAATGATAGCATTAGAAGATTCTGAATTGTTTGAATTCTCCACCCAGCATTTTGACAGTGATAGCTACAGAGTTGAAAAAGGCGATTGATGGTTTATTATATTGACATAGACGAGACAATCTGTTATTACGATGGAGACAGGCATTATCCAGATGCACTACCGAATCATGAAAGAATAACAAAAATCAATACCTTATACGATGATGGACACACGATTGTTTATTGGACAGCCCGAGGCGGCACTACTGGCATAGACTGGACGGATGTAACACAAGAACAATTACTCAAGTGGGGTGCGAAACACAATGAACTAAAAATGCGAAAACCATCATATGATATTTTCATATGTGATAAGGCTATAAACTCAGAGAGATTTTTTAAGGAGCAGAATGCCTAAAAGAACAAAAGTCAATTTTTATTGTAGCGTCATCTCTCCAGTAAATTATAACAAAGAGGGTGATTACTATTCGTTCGCGGATATAATGGGAGAACATGCTCGACCGAAGGAGGTTGAATGGATATATGGAGGAGGCTTGCTCGATTGCGCTTTAAAGCCTTTAAATGTTTTATCTGAAGAGGGCGTCGATATTACCATGTTTACAGAAAAAGATCTTTTATCCCCTCTTGTAGATCACACCACTACAAAATATAAAATAGCTCTAATACAAGAATGTAGGACTATTCATCCATTTATTTTAGAACATACAAAACGCGTCGAGCACAAATTTGATTATATTTTTACCTGTGATAGTGAGTTGATAGCTCGGGGTCCAAAATATGTGCACACCGCTCCGCTTGGGGCGTCCACGGCATTTAAATATGAAGAACAACAAATATACAAGAAAACAAAGCTTGCATCAATACTGGCATCAAAAAAGGGACACCCAACACTACACGCTGACGCAATGCACGGAGGATTGGTCGGAGGAAATGCAATACGTGGTCACAGACTAAGACACATAGTTGTTGATGTTATAAAGAAGAAGGGATATGATGTTGATGTATGGGGAAGGGCATATAAACCCTTTGATAGACACGTTGAAGCATTAAGAGATTATTACTTTTATATAAGCATTATTAACGCCAAAGAAAAAAACTATTTTGGTGATCACCCCATGAGTGGTTTTAGAACAGGCACAATTCCTATTTTTTGGGGATGCCCGAATATCGGAGATTTCTTTAACGAAAAAGGAATTCTAACCTTTGACACCGGACCAGAATTAGTAGATATCTTAGAGAACATTTCACCGCAACTTTATTATGATATGTTTGACCACGTACAAGATAATTTTCAGCGTGTACAAAAATATAATTGCATAGATGATTGTGTATTTGAAACTATCAAAAAAACGTTGAAACTATAAATGAGGAATTGAATGCAAAAACAAAGAAAATATCTCCCAACATTATCAGAATTAATTGATCGACTTTCCATTATCCAACTTAAGGAAGTGTTTATATTGGAGCATAAGGAAGAGTACTCTAAAGAAATTTCTAATATTTTATATGATATTGATTTGATAATAAAAGAAAATTCAGCTATATTAGATGCAAATGTGTTAAGAGCAATTATAGTGTTATCACAGATGAATTTACATATTTGGCATAATGAATCAAATTATCGAAAAGGTATTAAGAATGGAAATAATTTAGAACTAACACATGGGTTAAATGGTATACGAAATGTTGCTAAAAACAAAATTCAAGAAGTAGTCGGCGGAAGGAAAGACTACAAGATTGATTGTTTGGCTGCTGAGTTTAAAGATTGGGAAATTAGTTGGGTACAAGAAGAATAACGGATGGAGTAAACTATATTTCTCCTGATATATATACAGATTTTAGAGGAGAACTATGGACGCTGTGGAAAGCTGGCGCTGGCGAGAATGATCTGCCATATAATCATGATAAAGTGTCCACATCGCGGAAAAATGTTTTAAGAGGAATTCACGGAGATTTTAAATCACACAAGCTTATCACATGTTTACATGGAGAAATATATTTTGTCACTGTTGACAATCGCAAAGATTCTCCAACATATTTGCAATGGGATTGGGAAATATTGAACGATAAAAATAGGACACAAGTGTTACTTTCACCGGGGATTGGAAATGGGTTTTTGGTCTTAAGTAATCAGTGTGTATTTCACTACAAATGGCATTATCCAGGAGAATACCCAGATGTGTCAGATCAGTTTACTTTAAAATGGGATGACAAAAGGCTTAATATAATTTGGCCAATTGACAATCCTATGTTACAATTAAGAGACAGGACAATTAAGTCTTAAAGAGGAAAAAATGAAAAAAGCATTAATAGTTACTTTTAGCAAATTTCAAGATCACGAAGTTATATATCCTTATTATCGGCTTCTTGAAGAAGAGTTCGAAGTAGATATTCTAGCCGATAAGTTAGGGCGAATTCATGGAATTTTAGGAACATATATGGAGTGTACTAGAACAGCCGACGAGTTGCATACTAAGTCAGAACAATTTTTGAATGAGTATGACTTAATGGTTATACCCGGCGGGGTAAAGGCATTGGAAAAGCTACGCCAAGAAACACAAGTTCTTGATTTTATCCGTGAATGGGATAGTAGAGGTAAGGTGATCGCTTGTATATGCCATGGTGCACAGATGTTAATCTCTTCCAAGGTAACAGAGGGAAGGGAAATTTCTGGATATTATAGCATTAGAGACGATATTGCTAACTCTGGCGCAACATATGTAGACGCCCCCGCAGTAGTATCTAATAACATCATTACATGTCCTCACTATAAGTGGATGGGGCAATGGATGTTAACATCGTTTGATGTATATAATGAGTGGTCTAGTGGAAGATAAAAAATGGGTCATAAACACAATATAGTCAAAAAACCATGGGGCTACGAATACTTAGCATATGAAAACGATGAGGTTGCACTTTGGTGCTTGTATATCCAAAAAGGACATAACACTTCAATGCATTGTCATCCTAACAAAACAACTGGATTAATATTGTTAGATGGCAATGCAGAAGTATCGTTTTTGAGCAATAAATTTAAATTAGATCCATTGAATAAAATCATGATTAGAAAAGGGCTTTTTCACTCTACCATGGCAACCGGAGAAAGGGGTGCATGGGTTTTGGAAATTGAAGCCCCGGTAGATAAACATGATTTAGTGAGGTTTAAAGACAGTTACGGAAGGGAAGGCAAGCCTTATGAAAACTCTACTTTTGAATATCCCAAAGAAGAGGCGTGTCTTTGGATTGAAGATTCCACAGACTCTGAGCCACGGACATATCATATTGCAAATTCAGAACTCACGGTAACAAAAATAGACGATATTAGCTTTTTTGATAAAGTGAAGCAAGACACAAACATTATGTTTTTGCAGGGCGGTATCGTCACTGAATACAACATTAACGTAGCTGGGGCTGGTGATATTGTGGCAGCCAATAATATTAGTGATCTTACAAAAGTGTTCAATAAAATTAAGAATAATACCATGGTAATGGTTATGGATAAAAATGTTTAGCAATAAAGAAGTACCACCAGGGTTTGAAAATGATTTAAAAAATGTTGCAATTGATTTTGATGGCGTAGTACACACTTTTGACAAGGGGTTTCATGATGGCACCTGTTACGGAGAGCCTATTGAGGGCTCCTTAGAGGCGATAAAACAATTATCAGAAAGCTATAATATAGTTATTTTTACCGCTAAGGCAAAACCAAATCGTCCGCTTGTGAATGGAAAAACCGGCACTGAATTAGTCATCGAGTGGTTAACGAGCCACAATGTTATGCAGTATATACAAGAAGTTACAGCAGAAAAACCAAGGGCACAGCTTTATATTGATGACAAAGGGTATCATTTTGAAAACTGGTCAGATACATTGCAACATATAAAGAACAAATATGAATAATTTTAGACTAAATGTGTTTAAAAGAGCATCATTATGTAGAAATTTTGAACAATATGTTTATGATGGAATTACAAACAAGATGTTTAAATTTCCTATTTATTTATCAGCAGGACAAGAATATATTTCTGCCTCAATTGCAGAGGTAATGAAAGAATTAAATGTGCAGCCAAATATATTTATACAACATAGAGGGCATTCTACTTATCTCGCATTTGATGCGCCAATAGAAAGACTTATAGATGAACTATTAGGTAGAAAAAGTGGATGCGCTAATGGCATGGGCGGATCTGCGTCCATACAGTCAAAGGAAAAAAATATTTTTGGACATGATGGTTTGATGGGGAGTCAAGTACCGATTGCGGTCGGGCACTGTTACCAAACCCAGCATCCAACAATAGTATATATGGGAGATGCATCTGCCGAAGAAGATTATGTTTTAGGGGCGCTTGGCTGGGCTTCGACAAAGAGATTACCCATACTTTTCGTAGTTGAGGATAATAACCTTTCTATTCTAACTGAAAAGAAGGTAAGAAGAAACTGGAATATGCACAATGTTGCTGAAGCATTTAATATGCAAGGGCTTGATATTGAAGATGACCCCGCACAAATCAAACAGGCTTTAGTAAGCGTTTTTGAAAAGCCCATGTTAGTAAATATTAATACTCATCGCAAATTTTGGCATTCTGGGGCTGGTATTGATGACGAAAATATTTTTGATAGATATCAAGAACAAATGGATATCCTTGGTCACGAGGCTTCGCAAATTCATGAACAAACTAAACAAATGGTCGAACAGATATGGCAAAAACAGTTAGAGAAACAATAAAAGACATCACGCACCAACACTTGAAACAAGGTTCCAGGTGTTATGGACAATGTTTAACTGCTGTTGGCTGGGTTGGGGGAACTCTTCCCAAATTATATGAAAAAGATGGAATGATTGAGCTTTCTATGGCAGATGTCGCAGGCGGTGGCATCGTTGTGGGAGCAGCTTTAGCAGGAAAAAGACCAATTTATGTTGTGCGATATCAAGGCTTCCAGTGGTATAACTCTCCTATTATTGCAAACTATGCAATGAAATCAAAAGAAATATGGCAACGTCCTTGTCCTTTATTGGTAAGAGGTATTGCGATGGAAGGAGGCATCGGTCCAGTTGCGGGCTCATCACATCATTCAATTTATCACAGAATGCCGGGTGTAAAAATTGCATCCCCAATGACACCCCGAGAATATGAGTTTGCTTATAAAAGTTTTATGAACGATGATGATGTTTATTATATATCGGAACACCGAAAAAGCTATGATAATAGCAAAGAGCTTTTTAATATTATACACCCCAAAGCTGATATTACTCTTTTTCCTATTTCTATTACAAGATTCGCCGCAGCGGAAGCTCAAAAAGAATTAGAGAAATTAGGACTAAAAGTAAACATTATTCATCAGCTTTGGATTAAACCATTTAATTTTAAAGAAGACTGGGAGATAGCCTTGGCAAATTCTAAATTTGGTGGTGTAGTTCTTGATGATGATTATGAAGAAGGAGCAGCTAGTAGTATCGCGCACACGATGATGATGAAAGTAAATAAAAGAGTGAGAACTCTATGTTTGGAACCCAAATCGGCTGGATTTTATCCAGACGTTGATAATTTGCCTCCCAGTGCAGAAAAAATTATTATCAAAGTTGCGGAGTATTGCGGACTTCGCACAATAAAGAAGAGATAGAAAATGAAGATTGGATTTATTTTTCCAAGTAGTGAATACCTACATGATCCCTTCCGAGGAGATCCTCACACACATTTTCAGATTCTTACGGTTCTTGAAGAACATTTTGGTTCTGAAGTTGATGTCTCGTTGATAGATTTAAGAGGTATTAAAAAGAATTTTGCCCTTTATCATATTCCAGAGTGTGATGTTTATTTACACTCTGTCTATACATTAGATTATCATGAGCAGGTATCAATTGTTAATCAATTGAAACAGAAATACCCCAAAGCACTTCATATTGCGGGAGGTCCTCACGTAACAACTTTTCAAGATGAATCTTTAGAGATTTTTGATTCAATTATTCTTGGCGACGGCGAACAATCAATTATTCAAGCGATCAATGATATTCGTGATTTAAAATTAAAACAAAAGTATGCCTCTAAAAGTGTGGATGTTAATGATTATCCATACCCTCTTCGAAAATATTTACCAAAATCAGCAATAGCTAGGCCAGGTTTATTAACACTAAAAAATACACCAGGATATGATAAGATTATTGGTACAACTACGATGTTTAGTCGAGGGTGTCCATATAGTTGTTCGTTTTGTGTATTATCCTCATCAAAACAATATAGTCCTGGTATAAGATTTAGAGATCCAGCCCTTATTATAGATGAGATTGAGTATCTTAAGCGTGAATATGGTGTGAGAGGAATCAGTTTATTGGATGAAATTTGTATGCCTCTCACATTAAGAAAAGCTACTGCTTATTTAGAGGCAATTGGTAGCACAGGAGTAGTGTGGAAAGGACAGTGTCGCGTTGATGGAATTACACCAGAAACTGCGCGATTATCTAAAGCCGCCGGATGTATTACAATGTGTATGGGAGTTGAAAGTGTTTCTCAGAAGTCATTAGACATAATTAATAAAAGAATTAAAATTGAGAGAGCAAGAGAAAGTATAAAGCTTCTTAAGAAGGCAGGAATTGAAACTCGCATCTATATGATTATTGGTCTACCTGGAGAGCCACCGAACATTGTAGAACAAACTTGGTCGTTTATACAAGAGACAAATCCAGATGCTGTATATTTGTCGCTTTTTACAGTTAGACCGGGAACCGCAGTTTATAACAATCCAAAAAAGTTTGGAATTAAAGAGATTAAAACATCATGGGATAATACTATGCATATGCACAGCAGGTACGAAAAAGAGATTCCAACTTTGACCTTTGAGTACGATGAAAATACGCCATGGGGCGAAGGAGAGAAAAGTGAAATAATTGTCAACAATTATTTAAAACTTCAAGATCTTGTTAAGGCGCATGGATATGGACCCGTTGGTTACACCGATAAGGAGAACAAATAATGAATTTTAAATGGCCGCTGATTAATGATAACATCTCGCGAGAAGATAAAGAACACTTAGCAGAATTTATTTTAAACAGTAATCGATTTACTAACGGACCAAAGGTTGCCGAATTTGAAGAAGTTTGGTCTAAGTGGCTTGGCACCAAATATAGTGTTATGGTTGGCTCTGGGGCGTCCGCCAATTATATCACGACTGCCATAGTCAGGGAATTAAAGGGAGCCAGCGGTGAGGTAATTGTGCCCGCTATAGGGTGGATATCAGATGTTTCCTCGATAATAAATACTGGATTTGTGCCGGTATTTGTTGATGTGGCATTGGAAACGATGACGGCTACATACGAAAATATTAAATCCGCAATTAACGAAAATACAAAAGCAATAGTTTTGGTTCATGCTTTGGGATTTAATGGGATCAATGAACGCATTATTAAAATAGCAAAAGACAATGGATTATTATTAATCGAGGATTGCTGTGAAGCGCATGGTGCCAAATACAAAGGAAAAAAAGTTGGTTCTATAGGTGACATGTCATGTTTTTCCTTTTATTTTGGGCATCATATGACCACTATTGAAGGAGGTATGATTTGTACAAATAATGAAGAAATCTATCAATTGGCAAGGATGTTTAGATCGCATGGCATGACTAGAGAGGCGTCGAAAAAGATACAACAAAAATACTATTCTTCTGACTTAAATCCTTTGTTTACGTTTGCAGTTCCAGGATATAATATGAGAAGTGCAGAATTAAATGCTGTTTTGGGACTTAAACAAATCAAAAGATTAGATTTAAATATTCAAATAAGAAAGAAAAATCTACAAATATGGCTGGATAACCTCAATAGTGACAAATACTTTACTAATTATCTGGCTGAAGGAAACAGCAATTTTGCCCTTCCATTGATTATCAATCCTGATACTTTAGGAGGTAGTTTACCGACTGAAAAATTTACACAAGTTACGATTGAAAGAGTGTGCGATGTTTTGGAACAAGAGGGGGTTGAACATAGAATCGGCACAGCCGGTGGCGGCAATCAGACAAGACAGCCCTATCTTAAAAAATATAATTTTAAAACTATAGGTAATCTTGATGTTGCAAACCATATTCATGATAATGGACTATATGTTGGAAACCATCCCGACCTTACAGAGCAACAAATTACAAGCCTATGTGAGAAATTAAATTATGTTTAAGGGCAAGCAGATATTGATTGCGGGCGGCAACGGTCTTATAGGTAAACAGTTGGTGGATCTTCTCTTAGAAAAGGGCTCTATAGTTACAGTGGCAGATTTAAAAGATTCTGACAACCCACAGATTCGCAATCTACAGCTTGACCTTACAAACTATGAGAACTGTTTAGCATCTTGTGATGGAATGGACTATGTTTTTAACTTATTATGTTCCAAGGGCTCTCCCAAAACAATGAAAGAGCGCCCAGCAAGTTGTTTTGTCCCAATGCTGCTTTTTAATACAAACTTAATGCGAGCAGCTAAGGAGCGCGGCGTCAAAAAATATCTCTATACAAGCACTCTCGGTGTCTACGCACCTTCGGAAATTTCTCACGAAGACGACGTATGGCAAACTTATCCATCTAAAAATGATAAATTCGCAGGCTGGGCAAAACGAATGGGTGAGTTGCAAGCCGAAGCGTATCAGATAGAGTATGGCTGGGATGACATCACTATTGTAAGACCGGCAAATACATATGGTCCTTATGATGATTTTGATTCTGATGAAGCCATGGTTGTGCCATCTCTTATAAAAAAGGCTTTAAGTGGAATTAACCCCTTAGTTGTATGGGGTGACGGTTCTAATATTAGAGATTTCATACATAGTAGCGATATTGCAAGGGGGATGATCATTGCTATGGAAAATTCACCAGGACCGCTTCGACCTATAAATCTTGGTAGTGGTACTGGACACTCAATAAAGCAGCTTGTGGAAATAATTTTAAGCAATATTGATAATCCGCCCGATGTTTTCTGGGATAAAGATAAAATAACTGGCGATAAGATGAGAATACTTAATATAGAAAGGGCAAAGGACATGGGATTCGCTCCAACTATTTCTATAGAAGATGGAATAAAAGAAGTAATAGAATGGTATAAGGAGAATAGGCTTGGCAACTAATATTAAAGTCGGCATGATACAGATTAACAATAGTTTTTCTGGTCAAAATTATTTGCCCCTCTCTTTGGGATTTTTATATTCTTATGCCTCTGTTCACGTTTCTGGATTTGACAAATTTGAATTTTTAGATCCGATTTATAAGCGCACCAAAGTTCGAGATGCCGTTGAGCATCTTAAAGACGCCGACATCGCCGCTTTTAGCACATATGTGTGGAATCACAATTTATCTTTAGCAATTGCCAAGCAACTTAAAGTCGTGAATCCTAATTGCTTAATTGTTTTTGGGGGGTGTCACGCTCCAGATAACGAGACAGACAAATATCTTCAAAAATATGATTTTATCGACATTGCTGCAATTGGAGAAGGCGAAAGGGTTTTTGCTGATCTCTTAAATAATTTTCATAACAAGGAATGGAGCAATGTTCCATCGATAACCTATAGAAATGAAAAGGGTAACTTCATAACAAACCCTCAGTGTGAGAGAATTAAGGATATGAATGAAATTCCTTCGCCTTTCTTGGAAGGTTATTTTGACAATCTAATCAAAAATAATCCTAGTGAAAAGTGGATAGGTTTATGGGAGACAAATCGAGGGTGTCCTTTTTCATGTGCATATTGTGACTGGGGTGTAGGGTTCAAAAAGAAGGTTCAAAAATACAGCTTAGAAGATCGTTTATTTTTGGAAGCAGATTGGTTTTCTAAAAATAAGATAGAATTTATATTCTGTTGTGATGCAAATTTTGGAATGTATAAAGATCGCGACTACTCTATCACCAAAAGATTTGCTGATAACAAAAAGAAGTTTGGATATCCACATGCCCTATCTGTGCAAAATACAAAAAATAACTCTGCCTCTTCTTACGAAGTGCAGAAACTTTTAGCAACTTCCGGCTTATCAAAGGGTGTTTTGATTGCGTTTGAGTCTGTTCACAAGCCTACGCTAAAAGCCATTAAACGACACAACATAAAGCTAGATCACTTTTTTGAACTTCAAAGAAAATTTACACATGACGGTATCAAAACTTTTTCCGATTTGATATTAGGTCTGCCTAAAGAGACATATGAAAGCTTTATAGAAGGAACTGTCAATTTGATTGAAAGAGGGCAGCACAATAGGATTCAGTTCAATAATCTATCAATACTTCCTAATACAGAAATGGCCAACCCAGAGTATATGGAAAAGTATCAAATACAAGTTGTTGAGTCTGACATCATAAATATCCATGGAACTCTAGAGACAGAAGAAGTTTCTGAATCCCAACAAATGGTGGTCGGAACAAAAACCATGAATGGTGAGGATTGGGTAAGGGCTCGTTATTTTGCCTCAATAGTCGGTTTTTTGTATTTTAACAAAATATTCCAGATTCCTATCACTATAGCAAATTCAGTTTTTGATGTTGACTACAGAGTAATATTCGATGCCTTCATGAACTTTGATTTTGATTCTGATTCTGCACTTTGCAAGATACAAAAAAGATTTTATCAACATGCAAAAGACATGCAGTTGGGCGGTCCTGAATTTTGCCCTTCTAAAGAGTGGCTTAATATTTATTGGCCCCCTGATGAGTTAGCTTTTATTGAAGTGGTAACGGGTGGAGAAATTGAAGAGTTCTATAATGATGCTAAAAATATTTTGTGCGAAGCTTTAAGACAGAACGGCGTCGAAGACAGCGAAGAAATAATTGATCAGGCAGTTCTCTTAAATAAGTCTCTTATCAAACTTCCAAATAAAAATGATAAGCTAGAAATCGTATTGGACTATAATATTTTAGAAATATATGATACTATTATGAGTGGTAATAAAGCTCGTTTGTTGAAAGGAGACTATACTCATTTTATTGATCGAACGGTGGATACATGGAATTCCTGGGAAGAATGGTGTGAGAAGGTTGTCTGGTGGTGTAATAAAAAGGGTGCATACCTATATGAGTGTACGGTTGGTGACAGTAATATTAAAGTTGATATAGAGGGGTCCGAAAGAAATCCTTTCGGAAATGATGCAAGATATCAATAAAAACATATTAGTTACTGCATCGAGCAAGGGCTTGGGATTAGCAATTGCACAAAAATTTTCAGAAAACGGCTATGGAGTTATTATTCACGGCAGGAACACAGAAAAAATTGAACTTGCAAGAAGGAAAGTTGATAATGTCATTTGTACCATTAAAGGAGATCTCAGGGATCAGGATACAATTGAGCAATTGACACGTTCTTCAGATTTGCACAATATTTGTGTTCTGGTCAATAATGCTGCGATTCCCTGTTATGGGCAACCACTTCAGGAAATGACAGAAGAACAGATTAATTTAAGCCTATCGGTGAACCTTATCTCTCCAATTATTTTAACTAATAAAATTTACCCGATAATATCTAGAAATTCGCCTGGAGCAATTATTAATATCAATTCAATTGTGGGAATAGAACCTAAAATGTTACGAAGCATACATTCTGCAACTAAGTGGGGTTTACGAGGATTCTCACAAAGTTTAAGATTAGAAGCTTCTGAGAACAATATTCGGGTGTTTAATGTTTATCCCACTAGAATTAAAACAGTGTCGGAATATACATATGGACTTGAGCCATCATTTGTCGCCTCTAAAATTTATGAAGAATATGAAACGAATTCTTATAACTATGAGCTAGTCATCGATGGAAGACCAGAAGAATTTAAACCAAAAGAGACATGTGATGTCTAAGAAAATATTAATATGCGGAGCCAATGGATTTATTGGCAAGAATGTTTTAGAGAGATTCTATAACAAAAAAGAATATGTAATAAGAGCCACCCACTTTAAATCAGAGCCAGATAATAAATTTAATGTTGAGTGGGTACGGGCGGACTTACGAGAGCAAGCCGATGTAAAAAGAGTCATGAGAGGTGTGGATATAGTTTTACAATTCGCAGCAACCACCACGGGTGCAAAAGATATTACATCAAAACCATATATTCATGTAACCAATAATGCTGTAATGAACTCGCTTTTGTTCAGAGAGGCGTTTGAACAGGAAGTAGAGCATTTTATATTTCCTAGTTGCACCATCATGTATCAAAAATCAGAAACGGCTGTTAAGGAAACAGACTTCAATCCCTCTGATGAGATTTTACCTTTTTACTATGGTCCAGGTCATACGAAGGTATATCTTGAAAATATGTGTAAATTTTATGCTAATCTAGGTAAAACAAAATTTACTGCAATTCGTCATTCAAACATTTACGGTCCACACGATAAATATGATTTAGAAAAATCACATGTCTTTGGCGCGACAATCACCAAAGTCATGACCTCCAAGGACGGTACAGTAAGAGTCTGGGGTTCTGGAGAAGAGGCAAGAGACTTATTGTATATTGCCGATCTGTTAAACTTTATCGATGCTACAGTGGCAAAACAAGAAAATAATTTTGAACTATTTAATGTAGGACTCGGACAAGGCGTAAAGATAAAAGACTTGGTACACAAGATTGTCGAACTTTCAGATAAAACATTAGAAGTTGTACATGATTTATCTAAACCAACTATTCCAACATCGCTTTTTTTAGACTGCTCTTACGCTAAAGAAAAATTAGGGTGGCAACCATTATATACACTAGAAGAAGGAATTGAAGCCACATTACAGTGGTATAAGGAAAATATAAAATGACACAACATGCACTAAAGAAAACATCTAAAGAACGTTCTCCATTAACAGAAGAACAAATTTTATTTTATAGAGAAAATGGTTATTTAATAGTTAACGATGTATTCACTGCCGAAGAAGCACGCACATACAATCAATATATAAGAAGACATGCAAATAGAGATTTTGCGGCAATTATAAATCCAGACCGATATGAAGATCTACACACCCAAGATGAAAGAGTTAAGTCAGATCTAACCATAGAAGAAATTCAAGAAACTGTTGAATTTTCACAATATGTTATGAAACACCCTGATATAGTTGCAATATTAGAACGTTTACAAGAAAAAGAAGTTATAGGACTAAGTAGCCAATTTATTTTTAAGGAAGCCCTTTCTTCGTATTCCTCCCAAGCATGGCTACCCCATCAAGACGGGTGGTACCCAGGAGATAAAAAGGGTGAATATATTACAATCAATTGGTTTTTAAGAGATACAGATGTGGAAAATGGAACGATATACGTATATCCTGGCAGCAATAAAGTGGGCTTACAGGACGCATCTCCTCGAAAAAGTTTTAGAGAAGATCCAGGCTCAAACCCAGGAAGCGACTGCGAGATTCCAGAAGAATATCTTGATAAAAAGACAGACGTTATAATTCCGGGTAATTCTGTTGTGATTCTACATGGTCATTGTATCCATGGCTCTTATCCAAACAATTCCAACAGATCTAGACCATGGTATTCTTGCTGTTATATCACCAAAGGTGAGGACTATCTTGTAGGCAAAAATGCAAAAAGAAAAGAAATACATTTAAAGAAGGATAAGCGGTTATGATTTTTAAAAAAAACAAAAGCCAGAAAATTAAAGAGCAGATTCGGATGGACGATTTGGTAAAACAATATGGCACTTCTGCATTTATGTACACTCAGTACCCTCATAAGAGATTTTGGTCACTTACACATCAAGACAAAGAGCCTAGAGATGTGCTAAAATCACTTGCTAAAGAGTCAAATGCACAGCGTGCCCTATTGTATATACATATTCCATATTGCCAACAACTTTGCTACTTTTGTACTTGTCACATGTCGATTACAAAGAGCTATAATAAGGTAAAAGATTATTTAAATATTTTGTATAAAGAGATTGATTTGTTTGCACAATTTATAAATGATAATAATATAGCCTTGTTTATTAAGGAAGTGCATCTTGGAGGAGGCTCGCCTACCTTTATTGAGGAGCCTGAGTTTGATATTTTATGCGATAAGTTGAGCAAATTCGTTAATTTACACGATCTGGATGAATTCGCAATTGAGGTAGATCCGCGCAGAGTAAAAAGGGAACGATTAAGATATTATCACAAAAAGGGAATAAATAGAATCTCTTTAGGAATACAAGACTTTGATTTAAAGGTTCAGAAAGCAATAAATAGAGTACAGCCCCCAGAACTGATTGATAACCTACTCACGCCAGAAATCAAAAACTTGTTTCCAAACGGTGTTAATTTTGATATTATATGTGGCTTACCACATCAGACTCCTGATACGATACGCAGGACTGCGGAAGAGTGTCTAAGGCTTGGTCCAGATCGCATATGTTTGAACTTCTTACACTATTCGCCACAGTTTGCCCCCCACCAGAAACTCATGATGGATGGAAAGGACTCTCGCCCCAATAGACTGCCTGACTTCTCTGAAAGAAAGATATTGTTTGAAGAGGCACTTGGGGTATTACAAACAGGGAACTATGTTCGCACTGGATACGATCATTTTGCCAAGTCAACCGATAAAGTGGTCGAAGCTATGAAAGAACAAAAGATGCACTGGAATTCACTTGGCGTCACACCAGGAGAATATACCAATATAATTGGTTTTGGTATAAGCAGTGAGAGCACAATATCCAATAATTATTTTCAAAATTATTATGATATGGAAGATTACGTGAGCGCTGTCGAAAAGGGAATTTTCCCAGTTTATCGCGGACATGCTCTGACTAATGACGATCTTATTCGTAAAGACGTTATTCAAAAATTACGCAATTATTTTGAAGTAGACATTAAAAGACTGGAATTGGAGCATGATATATCTTTTGCTCAATATTTTCATGATGAATTAAGCGATTTAAAAGTGCTTGACAAAGATGGTATTATAAGCTTTACAGATGACGCCATTCACTTAAGCGAATTTGGTCGGCGGTTCACTAATATTGTGTGTCGAGTATTCGATACATATTACTCAGGCAAATTGCTCCAACAAGATTTGGGACACAGAACTTTAGACACACATGAAAAGAGTATTTAGCGAATAAACTATGACCACAATTACGCAAGATGTAGAACATAGCAATGAAACAAAGGATATTTTTATATCTGAAATTGATAGATTGTTTGATAGAAATAGCTGCAAGAATATTCTTTTAGTGCAGCCGCTGCCATTAAATACGGAACATCTTGAAATAAGGCAAATTAAAAATAAAAGATATTATACATGGCAACCTTATGGGCTAGCTGTATTATGTACTAATCTGAAAAATAGAGGTTATAACGTAAACATTTTGGATCTAAATTATGAAATTTTAAACAAATTGAGCAATGATACTATAAACATTGATGATGAGGCATGCGGAGAGATCGCAGCGTCTCTTTGGCGTTCTACACTAAAACAAAAAATAGAAACCTTCCAGCCAGATTTGATAGGTCTTACGTGTATGTTCACGATGGGTCATGAAATGATTATTAGAACATCAGATTACATAAAAGAGGAGTGTCCAAAGCTCCCAATTATTGCGGGCGGCGTTCATATTACAAATGCGCCTGAATATTTTTTACGAGAGGCACCAAATATTGATTTTGTTGGTTTATATGAGGGAGACGAAAGTTTCTGTGACTTTATTGATGTTGTTAACGGAAAGTCAAGCGCTAATTCCCTTAGTCAGATTGCTATTTTAAAAGATATGAAATATTATTCTATATCTAAAAGGGCACCCCCAAACTCTTATCAAATTAATGCCAAACCTGATTATGATGAATTAGAAATTGGCAATTATAGTCAGTTGGGCGAGGTGGGTTCTTATAGATCATGGCTTCAAAAAGACACCCGTTCAGCTTCTGTATTATCGAATAGAGGATGTCGAGCAAGATGTTCGTTTTGTAGTGTGAGAAACTTTAATGGACAAAGTGTTCGCTCAAGAGAAGTCAATACAGTTGTTGACGAAATCATTGATTTAAATCAAAAATATGACATTGGTCACGTCACTTGGATTGATGACGATTTATTGTGGAAAACGAATAGAACATTAGACTTGTTTAATACGTTGGCAGATAAAAATTTAGACTTAACTTGGTGTGCCTCGAATGGAATAATAACATCAGCCGCCGCAAAGAATCCAGAACTAATTGAAGCCGCTTCGAGATCTGGATGTATCGGGCTTACATTTGGCTTAGAAACTGGCAATGATGATATATTAAAAACAGTGCACAAGCCGTCAAGAGTGAGACATTATTACAAAGTTGGGGAACTGATGGATAAATATCCTCAAATATTTACAAGAGGATTTTTAATAATAGGATTTCCCAATGAAACATTGGGACAAATTTTGGAAACTGTTAAAATGTCACAAAGAGTCGGCTTAGACTGGTATGGCGTACAATTACTTTCACCATTACCATCAACAGAAATTTATGATCAGATGGTACAACTAGGCATCATCGAAGACTCAACAATAAAAAGGAATAAAGATAAAGATAAGGATAGCTCCAAGCTTTTTGTTGTCAGACATACAAATAATCAAAGAATTAAAGAAAAGGCTCAGAAAAAGCAGGCTAATAATTTTGTTAACCCATTCGATGTATACGAACTAAACAAAGTTCCAACAAGAGAAGAGTTGCATGATATTTGGTTACTTGTAGATTATTGGATTAATTATGAACCAATATTACAGATGAACGAAGAGGCAAAATTAAATAAAAAAAGAGCAATATTAATAGACATATGTGATCGAATGACTTATAACAATCCAATTGCCAACTTATTTCTTGGCATAGTGGAAGAAAAATTAGGTAACGAAAAAGATGCGATTGTTAGAAGATCCAAAGCTATGAAGTTTTTAGCTGAGTCCGATTATTGGAAAAAACAATTTTCTGCTTTAAATTTATTTAATTTGGTTGAAACATATAATATAGATGAACAACAGTGCCAAAATGCAATCTGATAACCAAAAAAAAGCTCTTATAACTGGAATTACAGGAATGGTTGGTTCTCATTTAGCAGATTATTTGCTTGATAACACTGACTGGAAGATATACGGGCTAGTACGATGGAATGATCGTATGGATAACATTGAACACTTGATGCACCAGATTAATAATAAAAACAATATTGAACTGGTGTATGGAGATATTAATGATTTAAGTTCTCTATTATCCATATTTGAAAAAACAAGACCAGATTATGTATTTCATTTGGCGGCTCAAAGCTATCCAAAAACCAGCTTTGATTCACCTTTAGAAACATTAGAAACCAATATTATAGGAACAGCAAAGGTTTTAGATGCCATTAAAAAATTAAATTTAGATCCTATAATTCATGTTTGTGCTTCGTCGGAAGTTTTTGGAAGAGTGCCAAAAGAATATTTACCAATTCATGAAGAGGTGGGCTTCCACCCAGCTTCTCCATATGCTATATCGAAAGTGGGCACCGATTTAATTGGAAGGTTCTATGCAGAGGCGTATGGAATGACGGTTATGACAACTAGAATGTTTACTCATACTGGACCTCGTAGGGGAGATGTTTTTGCCGAATCTACCTTTGCAAAACAAATTGCCATGATTGAGGCAAAAATGTTACCACCAGTGGTAGAGGTTGGGAATCTAGACTCTTTAAGAACGTGGTCTGATGTTAGAGATGCGGTCAGAGCATATTATATGCTTGTTACAAAAAACCCTATTGCTGGTGAGTATTATAATATTGGGGGTGCTTTTTCCTGTACAGTCGGAGATATGTTAAAATATCTTATAAGCCTTTCTACTGTTAACAACATAGAGATCCACACAGATCCTGAGCGACTTAGACCCATTGATGCGGATCTTCAAGTACCAGATACATCAAAATTTGAAAAACATACGGGATGGAAGCCAGAAGTCCCATTTGAAACAACTATGAAAGATCTTCTTGAGTATTGGAGAGAGCAAGTTAGAAACGGCAAAAAGTTTTTAAAGAGGTAATGTGTGTCAAACAGGATACTTGTAATTGGAGATTCTTGTAAAGATGTGTTTAAATATGGCACATGTAATCGTTTGAGCCCCGAAGCTCCAGTACCGATTTTCAATTTAATTAGTTCAACTGAAAATGGGGGAATGGCGGCTAATGTTAAAAACAATATTGCGTCATTGGGCTGTAATGTAGATATCTGTACAAATAGGGGCTGGGAATCAATAACAAAAACAAGATTAATTGATTTAAGGACGAACCATATGTTTATGAGACTTGATTGCAATGAAGACAAATATAGAAAAATTACTAAAAACACTTTAAAAAATATTGATTATAATTCATATGACTGTGTTGTCATATCTGATTATAATAAAGGAGTTTTGTCCGAAGAGAATATTAAATATATCTCACAGCAACATCCATTGGTTTTTCTGGATACCAAAAAGATAATAGGAGACTTTTGCAACGATATTTTTACTATAAAAATAAACATTCATGAATATCAAGCTTCTAAACAAAACATAAATGCCGAACTAGAAGATAAAATAATCGTGACTCTCGGACACAAGGGGTGCCGATACAGGGGCGTAGTATATCCAGTGCCAAAAACTGAAGTAAAAGATGTCTCAGGCGCTGGAGATACTTTTTTAGCAGCATTGGCAGTTGAATATTCTAGATCCGCTTCTATAGAAAAAGCGATCATTTTTGCCAACGAATGCGCCACAAAGGTTGTGCAAAAAAGAGGTGTAAGCATTATATGAAAATCGTTTGGACCAATGGATGTTTTGATGTTTTGCATAGAGGGCACATAGAGCTATTTAAATATGCTAAATCTTTGGGCAATAAACTAATTATAGGTATTGACTCTGATGAAAAAGTTAAGCAGGATAAGGGAAAGGGCAGACCTATAAATTGTGTTGAAGATAGAAAATATGTCCTTGAATCAATATCCGCTATTGATGAAGTGTTGGTGTTTGAGTCAACAAAAGAATTAGAAAATTTGATTAAAGAGACAAAACCAGATATAATGGTAATAGGCTCCGACTGGAAAAACAAAACAGTTGTTGGTCAACAATATGCTGGAAAATTATTGTTTTTTGATAGAATAGGAAGCTATTCAACCACAGATATAATAAAACAAAAGGAGATATAATGTCTGACACTAAAAAATTTAAACTTTCAAATCAAGCCATAGGAGCTTTGATGATGGCTCTACAGAGATCCCTCTTAGAGCAAAGTGATATTGTGCCAGTTTTAGAGGCATGGGAGCTTGCGGATAGTCCAAATGGGCTGGTAGTAGGAAATCCTCCGGTGATACATAATGCAAATATTGATGATGAAACATCTGAAAGCGACGTATTCGATGCCTGGATTGACGCAATTGACGATAAAGCACCTTGGCAATAAACTAATATATAATGCCAAAATATGTTTATCAATGTTTGGACTGCGAAGCGCTATTTGAAGTTGCTCATTCGTTTAAAGAGGTGATTGAGACTTGTTCACAATTAGACGAACACTGCGAGTGTGATCCTCAGACTAAGGTTGTTCGCATTCCGCAGAATATTAATTTCATGAACAAACAAGAAAAAAAGACTCGCGTAGGACAAGTTGTTGATGAATTTATTAAGAATACTAAAAAAGAAGTGAGTTCTTATAAAGAAGAGGTATTGAATTGGAATCCGAAAAAATAGAGTTGATAGCTATCATATCATTGTTTATTTCGCTAGCGCTCAATGGTTTGTTGGTGTGGTATGCAGTCAAGGTGTTACAAAAGCTGTCTTATGTGTATGATAATATAAGCGCATTACAGGATATCAATAGTTCTTTTATAGACCATATAGAGTCCGTGCACGCCATGGAGATGTATTATGGCGATCCCACGCTCATGAATTTAATAAAACATTCGAAACTTATTGTCGAACAATATGAAACTTTTAATGAAATATTAGAAGACCTGTCGGAAGGCACAATAAGTATGCAAGAAGATACAGTAGAAGAAACACAAGAGGAAGCAGATGCCGAGAAAGAGATCGGGTAAACATTATTTTACCAAAGATCATGAAAATGCTATAATTCAATATGTAGCCACAGATGATCAAAGATTAAGAACCCAATTATATATTGAATATATTGGACCCGCATTTAATGAGATGGTTGATAAGATTGTCTACACATACAAATTTACAAACTTGCCCAATATTGATTCGTTAAAAGACGAATGCAAAGTTTGGCTGACAACCATATTAGACAAGTATGATCCAAATAAGGGCTCCAAAGCTTTTTCATATTTTAGTGTAATTACAAAAAATTGGTTTATTCACAAGGTTAAAAAAAACGCAAAAAGGGCTAGAACGGAAGTGTTGTATGACGAACTACCAAAGGATATAGAGAGCGAGCGTCTTGTAACTACTAACCAATATCACAGGCAAAGAGAGGAAAAAGAATTTTGGATGTCACTCTGGGTTGAAATTGATAATTGGGATACTGGCAATTTAAAAGAAAATGAACAAAAGGTTTTAGAGGCTGTAAAAATACTTTTGAACTCTATTGACGAAGATGAAATGATATATAACAAAAAGGCTATATATCTCTATCTTAGAGAATTGACTGGGCTAAATACGAAACAGGTTGTCAATAACTTAAATAAATTACGAATTAGATATCGCATATTTAAGAAAAACTGGGTAAACGGAAAAATATAATACTTGGGGCTTCTAATTACTGTGGAGTGCGAATATTATGAAAAAAATAGACAACTATCTTGAAGAAACAATCGACAACATACGCAAGGATCGCGAGATAACGAAAGATCTACTTAATGATCTAATTGTGTATTTAAGTGCTGATGAAGCACGACATAGAGAAGTCGGTCAAGTAGCTGCCAAGTACGTTGAAACCTTACAGCGGTCTAATGAACAACTTGTTAAGGTTGTAACATTGTTGCAAAAGAAACAAGGTGGCACTACAGATTTATCCGATTTGGATAAAACAGAAATCTTCGATCTGCTTAGTGAGGAGAAATACAAGTGACCACCGACGCGAGCCTTATAGAGTTTTTATTAAATGATGACACTTCACAAGCTTATGGCAATTATACAAACTATAATATAACAGACCTTTCTATCGACGGAATATTACAAAGAAACACTGTTCAAGAGCATGTTAAACAGGCATTCACCCACAATGGCGTTGGATATCGAGCATTTATTCTGGACTACCAAGATACAGGACTACAGAATACAACGACAGGCGGCACCAGCCCCGGCAACCAAAGGGTTCCTCCTGGTTCAGTGGCTGCGCCTCTTGATGGTATCTCGGGAGAATTCACGAATGCCCTCAAGGAGCTTGGATATGAAGAAGAAGATTCGTATATAGAATCCTTGTCACAAGTTAATTTTTTAAACAATGTTAAAGCGTGGGTATGGATACCTTTAAGAATGGGTTGGCCAGGGCGGCCACAAGTTATTAAGACGGATTTCGGTCCAAAAATAAAAAATATTGATCTATATCAAACTTGTAATATATATAAAAAATCGCTACCCCCTCCTGGTTCGCTTGTTATAGTCGATTATGAAAATCGAGAAACGAGTGCTGGGTGTACTTTAAAAGAAGTTATTTGTGATGATGCCACTTTTTGCCGGATTATCATGGGGGAACTTGGTGGTACGGTAAATGAGCGTGAGTCCGCCACTTATTTCGCAGTCGCAGCGGGCGTTGAGGAGCCCTCTATTGTGGTTCCAGAAGGAGATGTACTTCCTCTGTTTGGGCCCCAAGCTGCGGCATCGCCGGAATTAATTCAAACTTTAGCGGGATATTATGATAATGATATACCCGACTATGTTCCCGGCAAGGAAACTCATCATCTACAACCCTATAGTGGAGCCCCTGGCATTGAGAAACTTCATCCTGACTTCATAGACTATATAAAGGCGTTTTTCTGGCAGGCATGGAATAATTCAAAAATAGAAATGGAAATAACTAGCACATACCGCACTTACCAACAACAACAAGTTCTATATGATGAGTATCAGCGAAAACTGGCTCTTCCTGAAACCGACCCAGAGTCTTGCGACTACGTAGACCCGGTTTCGGGCGAGGAAAACAAGTGCCTGCCAGCCTCGCACCCTGATAAAGTAAGTTATCACGGCATTGGTATGGCATTGGATTTTTCGCCCATAGTGGCAAACGGCTCCAGACTCAACGTGAGCAACTCCAAGCAAGAGTGGATTAATTCCGGGATTCCTTCAATAGCGCAGATTGCGAATCTTAGGTGGGGAGGAGATTGGGGATCCTGGAATATCGAAGGATCTGGCTGGGATCCAATACATGTTCAGTTTAGTAATGTAGTCTCTGACGCTGTGAAACAAAAAATCGATGCTCTAATGAAGAGGGGATACGCGCTCAATGCTCCTGAGTTATCTCTTGAACAGTTAGGTGTTAAGCTAGTATAATATCATGTCACAAATACCAAGATTACAAAGACCCTCTATAACTCCAAAAGTTTCTAGTGTTGGCATGGCACAAAACGAAGGACCACTGGCAGGCGGCGAATCAATAGCGAGTCTAGACGACTATAAAATCACAGATGGAGTCTTCGTTTTATATTATAAGGGTGGTAGACTTGGTACTGCATATAGCCTAGTCACAATTAACGGACACAGCGTTGTAAAAGAAGTCGCTGTATATTTGATTGCCATGATAGAGGCAGCAAACGAAGAAGGCATTGACTTGCGCGTCACTAGCGGCTTTCGCACAATGCAAGAACAACAAACATTATTTAATCACAGCCAAGGCACAAACTCAGTTTTAGTTTCTAAGCCTGGGTTTGCTTCTCATCAAACTGGAATTGCTGTAGATTTTAATATTTATAACAAACAAGGTAAAGTTTATGAATGGCTTGTAAAAAATGCTTATCGATTTGGATTTATTAGAACTATTCCTAATGAAAGATGGCATTGGGAATACTGGGGAGACTGGACAGAGCAGACAAGACCAGACTGGGCTGGTGGACCCCTTGGAGGAACAAATAGACTAAAACACAGGCAGCTATCTATGTTTTCAAAAGTTTCAAGGATCCATGCTTGTGGGGATAGGAAGTTTGGTGGCAATTTTGTAATGCGCGAATCCGATTGGTGGACCTCTCACGGTGCCTCTGGAAAACACACGGATGCACTGACTGATGGTGCCACTAATTCTTGGATTGGGTTTTCTGGTGAATATTTGCCCGTTAAGTTGGATCGCGAAAGTCCTTATTGGGACAAACAAAACTTTTAACTATTAACTATTTACTATTATGTCGAAAAGTGAAAAATATGTGAATCAACCTAAGAACTTCGCTCCACTAAAGGTTGCGGAGAAGAGCGATCCACGTTGGCAGGAAGGCACACAAGGAAGAGGTTTATTCTGCGACGACATGCTTGAGCCTTATCCAATGCTCAATAAAACAGTGGGCGACGAGATTGTCAATAAGGGAAATTCTTGGATAAGGTTAGGAAGAGATCGTTATGCCGGAAAATCCTCTGGCTACGGTGGCGGTGGCGCAACTCAAGCAAGCGCAATTGACATATGTGTTGGAATGGGCACAGGCGAACCCGCCGAAAAGGTAGATCCGAATTTTAAAGGAGACGCTGCTCGTATATACATTTCTCAAAGATGTGATATTGATACCGCTTTTAATCTAATAACTCCTAACGAAACAAGCGAAAAACACTGGAGCGGTCATGGCCAGTCTCGCACTCGGGGCTGGTCAGATATTGGATATCCTGAAAATCAATCGGCAATTGGTATCAAAGCAGATTCGATTCGCGTTATTGGAGCAAACGGTATTAAACTTATAACCAGACAGCACAATCAGGATAGTCGCGGTGGCACAGCGGCATTTAGTGGTATTGAGTTAGTTGCTGGTAATGACGAGAGCGAATTACAATATATGGTCAAGGGCGAAAATTTATCTGATGCGCTCTCTAAACTGGAAGAGAGAGTCGCAGCGGTTAGCGCTTTTGTTTTTGAGTTTCTTGCTGCACAGATAAAGGTTAATGGAAGACTTGCTATGCACAGCCACGCCATCCAGATCGGTCCAGCCACCATCCCCACTACTCCCTCGCTATCACTTCCTGGAGCATGTCTCGATGCAGCAATGGATGAAGCCGAAGCCCTAGTAGATAACTTCAAAGAAAGAATGAATTTACAGTTTAATTGGCACCAACAATACTTGTCACAGATATCTCCTAATTATATTCTAAGCAAGTACAATAAGGTGAATTAAATGCTTGACAACTGGCACAACCATGATGAATGTAGCCCCTGGCGCGAGGAAGACAGCTATTATATTGTTGTCGATAGCGAGTATGAAAGCCCCGGCTATCAAAAAGAATATAGGCTCAACCTAGCCAAATACGACGGGATCGTAAAACTGCTACAATTTTATGGCAAGCTATCGCCTCCCGTGCTAGACACTACCGAACTTTTTGACAATTCAGAAACACCAGACTATTTTGTAAGTTATAAGCCTTGTGTTTTAATGAAAGTATTAGTTAAGGTTCCACAATCTATCTTTGATCAAGTAGACGACGATGTTAGCGCTTGTGATATTATTAGACCAGAAGAAGGTTATCTAGAAGCATCTATATCGGTTTATGACTATGCGGCACAAATAGAGTTTGTTGTTGATATTATCGAATCATATCTTCCGGCTCTTGCAAGATCTTCTAAATTTATTTCAAATATTAATATTCTCGCTGAGCTAAAAAGGCTGCGGCGTGCCAGTAACATAATTAATAGATATTTGAATAGAAATCGCATTATGCAACAGCGATCCCAGTTCGAAGCTTGTGAGCCTGAAATTGATAGACGATTAATAATTGGTTATACCTATGAATATAAAGGGATATATGCATTAATTGAAGGAGAACAACACACAATAGGATATGACTGTTTTATTAACAATGATGTAATAAATCATTTAACAACTGCCAATTATTTATTGCACCTTGATGCTATGCACGAACACCTAATGCAACGAGATATTAATACTTTTAATATTTTTGCATTTTTAACACGTTTTACATTGCCAACTCCGGTAATACGAGATAAAGAAAAGCGGACTGATGGACTTTCTTTATACGCAGATAAGGGAATTAGTTTTGGTTTTGCCGATTTAGCGAAACTAATATCGCTTGATATAGATATTAATCTTTGTAAGTCTGATGAAGAATTGGCTGAAGAAGATCGACTATTTAACCTTGATCCCGAAACAAGGCGCAATTTGCGAGACTCGGCAAGTCAACTTAAGAAACTTAAAGGTGACATGTCGCTATCATCTGAAAACGTCCAAAGCTTAACGGAAAAATTCAAAAACATAGGTGGAGATGTCCCGCTGGATTCCACAGTGGGAAAAGAGGCACTACGGACATTGTATGGCGATGTACTGTCAAAAATTGATATTGCATGCATGGTTAATGAGGCGTTACAGTGTTACATTGATAGAACGATATCATTAGTGGGAGAAAGCATTGTTGAGGGTGACGAAGATTTAGGAGAACTTATCGATGTTTCTCTCTCATTGGGAAAAATGGTAAATGCCCGCTGCGGATTTGAAAAATGCAATTTCTCCCCAGATATTGATATATCAGTTGGGTTTCCAATATTCCAAGGCATACAGATACCAGATAATTTTCCAACATTAGATTATTTGGCAGAGATTATTGAAAAAGCTATAGAACAGTTATACGCCGCATTAGTAAAGGCGCTATCGGATGCAATATTGCGAATTCTACAAAATTCTTGTGAAGTTATATTTGATGATGCTCTGGGCGAAGGAATCGGTGCAGCAGCAGTCAAAGCGGGTTTTCAAGATTGGCTTGGAGAAAGCATCGGGGTAAGTTTCGAAGATTTAAATGATCCAAAAGCGTGGGGAGACGCATTAACGTCTGCTGGTGGAACTGGATTTATTGGCGCTGTAGGCAATATGGTTTCTCGGGGCATTTCATCTGGATTGGCTGTATATGAAGATACTGGCGTGGCTCTTAACTTGCCAACTTCAGAAAAGGGGTGGGCAGTCGAAGAAGTCCTCGTATCGCCCGAGGCAATGACTGGATTTTTATCTGATTTAAGGAACGCTACCTCGGCAGTCACTGCTGTAACCTCTCCCGATGAACAAATATTGTTATATCAGGGCACAGCGTCGGAAGAAACGTTGACAGTAGCATACAAGTGTCTCAAAGCACAAAACCCAGCTTTTGGTTCTTTGTTTAAGGATAAATATGAGTTTGCCGACATGTTTTCATCTATGGGCAGAATGATAAAGCCAGAGTTTCTAGAATACGCTCCAGACCCAGCCAAAACGCCACCAAAAGATTTTTGTCATTTGGGAGATGGGACAGACGCGACAATTTTGCGAGAAGCGCTTCTGGCAGAAAAAGACTCGCAACTCACTCAAGACGAGATAGCCGAAATCATTAACAAAGAAGTCGAACATAATACAGAAAAAATTCGTACATTGTATAACACATTAAAAACGATTATGAATGGTACGATGGCTCCGTCCTTTCCATCTCTATTTGGTCAAAGCGACTCTTTAATACCGGAACTGCCACCTGCTATGAAGGAGGTAATCGCTACAGCTATTGAAGGACCGCTTGGTGTAGCAATGAGCAATTTTAACTATGAAGTGGCTCGGTATCCTAATATTTATGAGAGGCTTTATGCAGACGAGTATGGGTGGACTCCCAATGAACTTTTCGGAGCCGCGTTCAAGGCAACATCGAAATGCAACCTCCCCGGCGATCCTGGCGATCTTTCGGATCGAGATTATACCATCGGATATGATATAATAAACAACCAACCACCCATCGCTTCAGCCGTGTCAGAAAGAATTGAAGGCGACGTTTTTGAATACGATTTTGGTAAGGATGTAGATGTCGGCGGATCGCCGGGTGCTACGACCTCAGACCACGCCAGGAAGTACGGTGATATGAATATAGATGAGAACGGGGTATTTTATATTTTATCGGATAATACAGCAGGCGAAGACGACTCTGTATTTGAGCAAATGCTCCAGGACACTGGATTTGATAATGACGGCATGCCAGTTGTTCTCAAGAAACACCCATCGTACAATCGATATGCCGACGCCATCTTCGCCGGTTTCCAAGCGGAGGGTGTTCCCGATTATCGAGCCGAATTTCTCGATGCGTATGTATCAGATTGGTACTTCCCCCTCCAATGGGTTGAGCTAATTGACAGAATTGATGGGAGCTATGTTACGGATCTCACCCCCGAAGACCTGGAGTTAGAGTCAAATGCTACGGAAATGACATTCCCAGATCGCGCCTATAACTACTATCCAAGTGGAATCCGCGTCTCACAGTACTCGGATCCGAGTGTAGAGTGGAACATTGGCTGGGAGACATATGGAAATAAGGGTAAATACATTAAAATGCAAGTTCAGAAAATAACATATGAGGTGACCGCAGGAGAGCAGACACCAGTTGTCCGCAGTTCTGGGTTTAGTGACAAACTAGTTAAGGTCCATCGCAGATCTGCTGGAGCCAGCGTGGTGGATTATAAAGACGAAGCATATAATATTTCTTCGAGCCCTAATTTTTTGGGAAGAAAAGTAGCGACCGGCAAACTTGCATATAGGCGATTTTCTACACTTGGTGACACCCCAGCGCTGCGTATGATTAATTTAAACAACTTGTCGGATGACATTCTTGGTATTACGCTTTCCGGGCTGGGCGGACTTGTTCTTCAAAGTAATTTTTCCGTCCTAACGGCGTTTGCAGAAGTGATCGGCGGTGCCATGGGCACCGACTTCACCCGAGACTACGGACTGGAACGCCAGCTTGCTGAAAATGTGATAGATGACATAACTGTAGATATCTTTGATCAATTCGCACGACACATCGGTGATGGAAAGTACTCCATTGATCCCGACCCGCTCGCCACCGAGGACTGGACCACCCTGGGCAACGAGAGTGGGATGGGGGAAACGAGCTTTGATACAATAACACCTACTTACCCTGCTGCGGATATTCTTGGATACGAGGAGCTTAAATCTTTTGCAACAGATTTATCAACAGGGCTACTTTCTCTAACAACGAAAACCGAGTCAGAACAACGACCTATTCTGGGTAGCTACCCTTCGTCTGCTACAGAGCAAGAAATATTTTGCGACAACATAAGCCCTGGACGAAGAGCGAGCGCAATCGTGTCCACCATATTACTGACACGTCTGTTTATTGTAGAACAAGCAATGATCGCTATTCATATATGCAATGCATTTGATCTATCCTTTATGGATAGTGAATTATTTGTATCATCTGTATATAAATCTATCAAAAATGAACTAGAACAATATACAGTTGATTTTGAGACTATTCATGGTAAGTTGTTTGACGAGACAAAAATGGCAGCACTAAAATATTATGACTTCCGGCGCATTACAGAAGATCCGCAGTTGCCCCAGAATCCAGGCGGCAAATATGCACTAAAAGAGATAATCAGAAAAGAGATCGACACCTTAAGAGGCGGGATAAGCGCGGCATTGCACGTTCCACTCAGTGGAAAATCCTGGGATGAATTTTTAACAGAGAAGATATTCGGAGTAATAAATCAGGGAGACACTCTGACGGAAGACGAGTGGGAAGCCGCATTATATGATTTAGATACCATTATAAAATGGAAAGACCGGTATGTTACAAAGGATGATGATGCTAGCGGGGCTCTCGTTCCAAGATTTATATTTGAAACACTTTATGACCCCACGACTCACATAATGGGATTTCAGCTATCATTGCTGACTGCTACACAAACAGTTACAAGCGCAGGGGAAGAAGGCACGGGTACCCCCCGGAGAACCACATCCGACTACTTTGGGTCATTCAAGGAGGTGGAAACTAATTTGGGGGATAAAGTGATATTACTACGAACAGAGTGCGAACAGGCAGAAACGTTCGATCCAAGCGATAGCCCAGGTCGCGCAGAAGAAATTTGGAATAATCTCAAGCAAGAGATGTGGGATTTACCAGAGTATAAAGAACTTTTTTATTATTTGCTCCCCATACAAGATATGGTATCTGCATTGTCACTATATGAATTTGCAGCCTTGTCAGATACGGCTGTATTCAAGGAAGTGTTTGGGGGGATCAACTTACACGATATGCTTGCCAGAACAAAACTTTCAATATTACAAGCCCTTACAAGCGCTGTTTATGGTTTCCAGAATCTATCTTATGAAGATCCGTTTCTTAAAAAATCTGGAATATCTTAGGTGCAGATCTTTTAAGATAAAACTACTTATATATTGGAGGATAATAGATAATGTCAGGCAAGTCTCCAAAACTACCTCTATATAGAGATTCCCAGGATGGGTATGCTCTAAATAAAACATTGCGAGCGGTGGCTCGGCAAAATCTAAAAATGGTAGTTTTAACTTCTCCAGGGGAAAGAATTATGATTCCCGATTTCGGAGTTGGCATAAGACAATATTTATTTGAAAATGCAACTGAAGATATATTTTTTAATTTGCGAAGCCGGATATTTGAGCAAGCCAGAAAATATGTACCATATATTACAATAAATTCTGTGCACTTTCAGCAAGAACATCCTGCTGGTGTAGGATCGTCGGTAGAACCGTCTTCGCCCTCAAATTATCTTAATGTAGTAATAGATTACTCAATATATTCTGACTATACTTCGGAAACGCTTACTATTAATTTATCATAGCGATATTTAATAAAAGGATATTTTATGGCGCTAAACAGAGACAATGTAAAAATAAATTATTTGAGTAGAGATTTTCAATCTATTAAAACCGATTTAATAGATTATGCAAAACGATACTATCCAGATACTTTTCAAGATTTTACGGATGCAGGTTTCGGTGCTCTTATGTTGGATGCCACATCTTACATAGGAGACATGCTATCGTTTTATTTAGATTATCAGGCAAACGAAAGTTTTTTGGCAACCGCCATAGAATATGAAAATATTATTAAACATGGTGCCACAATGGGATACGCTCATCAAGGAGCCCGTGCAACATATGGACATGTTACTGCATATATTTTAGTACCTGCAAACTCAAGCGCAACCGGTCCCGATTCAGACTATATGCCAATTTTAAAAGCTGGTTCAACCCTTGTCGCTACCAATGGCGCACAGTTTACATTATTGCAAGATATTAATTTTGCTGATGGCGCAAATGAACAAGTCACCGCAAAGACTAATAGTACAACCGGCGATCCAACGCATTTTGCTATTAAAGCCTCTGGTCCCGTGGTTTCCGGGGAAACCAGAACAAAATTGTTTGAAAATATTGGCGATTTTGTTAAATTTAGGAAATTGACAATACCGGGCAATAACGTAACGGAAATCCTTGCAGTAACCGATGGTGATGGTCATGATTATTTTGAAGTTGAAAATTTGGCACAAAATATTATTTATGTCCCTATCACAAACAATGATGCGTCTACCAGCCTCCAAGCTCCGAATATTCTTAAGCCAGTAATTGTACCTCGTAGATACAGGGTTGAAAGAAACAGATTTGGCACAGATATCGTATTTGGATACGGTTCCGATTCTGAACTTTCGAATGTGTCTCTTGCAAATACGAGAGATATTGTATTAGATCTGCATTCTAAAACATATGTTACAGATATTGCTCTAGATCCTTCGGTCCTTATCAAAACGGATAAGTTTGGAGTTGGACCTTCAAACACAGAGATCCGAGTTGATTACCGTGCCAATACAGCGGCAATGTCTAATGCTGCCACTGCAACGGTCACGCAACTTGGAAGCATAATATTGGATTTTCCCAATAGACTTAATCTTGTTCGAACCACAATGCAGACTGTTAAACAGTCACTGGAGGTGACCAACGAAAAACCAATACAAGGTGATATATCTCCTCCGAATATTGAAGAATTGCGCGAACTTATTCAGGGGGTGTATTCAGCACAAAATAGGATTGTTACTGCCGAAGACTACAAAGCATTTATTTATTCTATACCCCCCAGATTTGGCAGCGTTGATAAATGCGCTGTAATACAAGATCGAGATTCTAACTTGAGAAATATTAATATATACGTAATATCCCGCTCAACAAACGGCTATTTAGAAACGACCAATAGCGTCATTAAACAAAATATTAAAACGTGGATTTCTACAAAAAGGATGATAAATGACTCTGTAGATATTTTAGATGCAAAGATTGTTAATCTGGGGATAAACTTTGAAATTATAGCACGTTTGGATGCAAATAAAGCTGTGGTGTTAGACCGATGTGTCAGTGCGCTACGGGCATATTTTGATAGATTATATGACGTAGGGGAAGATTTGTCCACATCGGATATTTATCGCCTTCTAAACTCCATTACTGGTGTAGTAGATACAATGAGTGTTACTGCGGTACAGAAAACCGGAGTTGGATATGCCACCACAATGTTTAATGTTAAAGCTCAGACAACTTCGGATGGAAGATTTGTTAAAGCACCAAAAAATGTAATTTTTGAAATTAAATATCCCGATTCAGACTTACGAGGTACCGCTAAATAATGGGCATTAAAAGATATACGGCAATTGCAGATACAACAATTACAAATGCTTATAAGTCCGATCTGATCGCCCGTGGCACGGGCTCAAATATGGGATTGTCCGATTCTCTCGAAGTGTTTAGAATTTATGGACAACAAGACTCAGGCTCCGTCGAGCTTTCAAGAATATTAGTTAAATTTAATGTAACCGGCAGTAATTCATTAAAAACAGATCGCACCAATAGCGTTATACCTGCAAGTGGAAGCGTCAGCTTCTATCTTCGTATGTTTAACGCAGAACACCCTTTTACGTTGCCTAGAAATTATAATATGATTCTTGCGGCAGTATCAAGTTCGTGGGATGAAGGCACTGGGCTTGATATGGAATCATATTCTGATAGCGGCAGTGCCAATTGGAATTCTGCATATAGTAATTCTGCTGGGGTGACAAATTGGGGCTCTGCCGGTGGAGATTATCACGCAGAGCCTAGATATACTGCATCTTTTGATAATGGCACGGAAGGCTTAGAAGTCGATATTAGCGATTGGGTTGAACAATGGATTTCTGGATCAACTGCTGGAGCCGGTGGCTCTACTTTGGGCAAAAATAATTATGGTCTGGGAATCTTTTTATTAAATGAAACTGCGGCTTCCTCATCCTACACTAAAAAGTTTTTTGCCAGAGGGTCTGAATATTTTTTCAAAAGACCAATAATCGAAGCTCGTTGGGATTCTACTAAAAAGGATAATCGGGGTAATTTTTATTATAGCAGTTCCTTAGCACCAGCCGTAGACAATCTAAACACTTTATATTTATATAATTATGTTCGAGGAAGATTAGTAGATCTCCCCGGTCTTGGCAGTGATAACAGAGTCCTTGTTAGCCTTTTTTCCGGCTCAACCGACAATACAAAAACTTCAGGTTCTGCTCTTGCATTATCTGTCGGGGGGGGAGTTGCAACCGCTGGTCATATTAATGCCACTGGGAGTAAAGTTTCAACAGGAATCTATTCATGTTCTTTGGCATTAACCGCTGCAAATGATAATAACACGGGATATTATCCAGGCGTTAATTTGACAAAAATCTTCGATGTTTGGCACACATCCAGTGCCGGAACAGCAATTGGCAGCACCGTATTTCATACAGGAAGTATTAAACCAAAAGCGTTAGACTCGTCAGTCATAAATCCATATCCAAAATACGCCTTTAATATCACCAACTTAAGAGATACTTATTACAGAAACGAGACAGCGCAGTTTAGAATCTATACAAGAGAAAAAGACTGGAATCCAACAATATATAGTAAAGCAACCAATACTGCCCAACTCACTTATTTAGATAGCGCATCTTTTAAGGTGGTCAGAGTAGTTGACGATAAAGATGTTGTTGCGTTTGGTACAGGTAGCGACAGACATACATATTTATCATATGATCTCTCCGGTAGCTATTTTGATTTAGACATTTCCACTTTACAAGCAGGATACGCTTATGGGATAAAAGTAGCTTTTTATGATTCTGCTGTGGGAACTTGGAACGAATATTCAGATGTGTTTAAATTCAGAGTAGAGGAATAATATGGCTGTTAAGGACTTTTTTAGAAGCTCACAAATTATAGCATCCTCTTCCTTAGATGACATGAACCGGGATATTGAGTCTGCCCAATATATTGCTCCATATGCCGAAGATCAAAAAAGGCTTCATCCACATATTGATTTTGGAGATCCTGCAAACTTCGCAAAATATGGGTCTGCAAAAGAATATTATGACCAATCGATAAAATATATTTATGGCGAGTATCCATACGATGGTTCCCTCAAAGAAAAATATGAATGGCGAAACAGTTCTACACTTTTAGATCTCTATATTTTTGATAATCGCTACCCCAAATCAACCGGATACGCTATCTTTTCAAGCGGCAGTGTCGCAGGGTGGGGTGCCAACACAGGAAGCGTCACCAACGGATATGGTTCGCCCGCTGTTTCTGATTATGAATATATAAATCTTCAAGGAGGACCAAATTCTCCTTATGGTGCGAACATCGGAACAGCATCTCTATCAGACGTTTTTGGTTCAAAAGCAAATGTTTGGGATTCCGATGTTACAGGATCAGGCACCCGAGAATCAAATCTTAAACTAGATTTAGATGCGGGCGTTACTGTGGAGTTCTGGCTCAAGACGGGCTCATTAGCCACTACGCTTACAGAAAAGCAAGTTGTTTTCGATCTCTGGAACAATCAAACATCCAGCGGTACTCCAACTGTTCGTGGCACTGAATATGGTCGTCTTAGAATCGAAATAGACGGAAAAGCTGGCAAATCCGGTGGTACCGCTGCACCACCCTTTAGAATAACACTATTATCCGGTAGCGATTCGACCAATTATTTTCCCATCGGTCTTAGCACATCCTCTTTGGATATAGGGACCAATCTTGATTTAAATTCTTTTTCTGATTGGAACCATTATGCGTTTAGTTTCATTAACAGCGGAAGCAGCATAACAACGAAACTCTATGTAAACGGCGATTTGAGCGAGACTATAACAACCGGTTCAAGTATTAACGAGATTATAAATCCATTAGAAGCCAATATCGGTTCGCTGATAACTGGTACGTTTGCTCCTGGAATCAATGCCAATGCTGCCGCAACGCCAAACCTTGGATGGGGCAAGCTTTCTGGATCACTTGACGAATTTAGATTCTGGAAAGTAAAGCGAGATTCTGAACAAATTGGTCGATACTGGTTTACAAGCAATTTAGGTGGTGGCACAAATACAGATTTTGCGAACACCACACTTGGTGTTTATTATAAGTTTAACGAGGGTATAACAGAAGATACCTCTGTTGATAATACTGTATTAGACTATTCTGGCAGGATCACAAACGGAACCTGGACAGGATATTCTTCTACTTCCCGCGATACAGGTTCGGCAATAGTATCTGCCAGCGCTGGAGTCGAAGACTTAGATCCAATTGTACGCCCCCAGCATCCAAAAATTTCCAATTTGGATACTGAACTAGAGCTTAGCGGCACTGTATGGGATTATGAAAACAATTCTTCTCTATATTATACGATGCCAGCTTGGATTATTGAGGAAGATGAAGGTAATGGGGGAGACACGGGCGACTTAAAGAAGTTAACCCAAATAATGGGTTCTTATTTTGATAATCTACAAATGCAAATCGGAGAACTTTCCAAGTTAAATATTGCATATTATCCCAGCAGCAGTGCACAGGGCGAATTATTTAAGCCCTATACATATGCATCAAGGGCTGTAAGATCTCACGGACTGGAGGCTCCTGAGTTGTTCTCAAATATAAATTTGCTTGAATACTACGGAAACCGCAATGAAGATAAAGAATATGGTGATGATATTCAAACAGTTAAGAGCTTTATCTATAATAATATTTACAACAACTTAGCCAACATTTATAAGGCGAAGGGCACCGAAAAGGCTTTTAGAAATCTCATTAGCTGTTTTGGTATAGACGAAGATTTAGTTCGGCTCAATGCTTATGCAGACAACCAGACATATAAATTTGATACAAAACGAAGACTCACATCGTACAAAACCAAAGCCATAGACTTTAATAATATTGATAGATTTACAGCAAACGTACACCAATATGCGGATTCTTCAAATGCGAATAGTGTTTCGTACATTTCAGGCAGCGGAGCAGATAGCAAAACATATGAAGACAGTTTCCCAGTTACATTAGAAGCAGAGGTTGTTTTCCCGCTAAAGTTAAGTTGGGATTCTGGAAACAAATGGGCACAAGACGCTACTTTCACCACCGCATCGCTATTTGGTATGCATACAGCCATCGTTTCTTCCTCAATGGACGGAACTGAAAATGATGTAACTTGGCACGAATCCGATGCCGCAAACTTTCAAGTATACGCCATACGAGACAGGCGAGAGTCTAATGATGTATATTTTAAATTAACATCATCATTAGGACGCCATGGCATGACGATTGGACATGTTGAACATGATGTCGGAATTACAAGTAGCTATTTTAAAGATGTTTATAATGATACTAAATGGAATTTTGCGGTAAGAGTCAAACCCCAAGGATATCCACAATCGTTTGCCAGCGGAGCATTAGATGCAAGCTATATGATTGAATTTTATGGTGTAAATTATATTGCCGATAGAAAGATAAATGAATTTGAAGTTACAAGCTCAGTCTCTAAGGTCCAAGCAGAGGGGTTTTTGACATCATCGAAGAGAGCCTATGTCGGGGCACATAGCACCAATTTCACCGGCTCAACTCTGCAATCTTCCGATGCCAAGGTTACAACTCTTAAATACTGGTTCGATTATTTAGATAATACCACAATACAAAATCACGCTGTTAACCCAAGCAGCTTTGGGCAATTAAGACCGTCTAGAGATTCATTTTTGCTTGAGACAGATCTATCCAATGTTCAAGTACCACAGATTGAATCCTTAGCATTATATTGGGATTTTGATGCAGTCACTGGATCAGATGCATCGGGAGAATTCACTGTCCAAGATGTTTCTTCTGGCTCTATAGCAGAGACAAATCGATATAATTGGCTTGGCAACATTCTTAAATATCAGCATACAGGTCGGGGCGTTTCGTTTCCAGCAAGCTCCACGGCTTCAGTAGACAATCAATATCTTTATGCTGGGAGAACCCAGTTACCAGAGGTTGTACACGGAGACGATAATATTCGCGTCCTGTCTCAAGAAGAAACAGAGGTTTTCACAAAAGAGACACGTCCTACAAAAACATATTATGCTTTTGAAAAAAGCATGTACCAAGTTATTTCCGATGAAATACTTAACTATTTCGCTTCAATTGTAGAATTTAATAACTTAATAGGAGAACCGGTAAATCGATACAGGCAAGAGTATAAGAGTCTTAAATACTTACGTCAATTTTTCTTTGAACGTGTTCGCAATGAGCCAGATCTAGACAAGTTTATTGATTACTACAAGTGGATTGACGCTACACTTGAGACAATGCTAATGCAGCTTGTACCTGCTTCTGCCCAAGTTAGCGATGGAATTGATAATATTGTAGAAAGCCATATTTTAGAGCGCAGTAAGTATTGGAGCAAATTTCCCACACTAGAATTTAATGTTCCCACACCTGAGACTGGTGCGATGGGTATCAATCACCTTCTTTATAACTGGAGGACAGGGCATCGACCACTAATTGGTGGACAATCAGCCAGTTGTTTTTATTGGAAGGAGCGTGCCGAAAGAGACACAGACCCCCTTAATTTAAACGCTACAGGAACCCAGCACGCAGATGCCACCTTTGATCGGAGAATGATTTTAAGCGCTTCATACAGAGTGCTTGAGAGAACTTATACAACTCCATATAAATATTCGGTTGAAAAAAACAAAGCTATTCACGGTGGGATCAACTATTCTGAGAACAAGAAACCACATTTTTATCGAGGCATTAACTTTCCTCATGGACCTATAGACAGTACGTGGATTCCACAAAATGTGTTAGTTACTTTAAGCATAAAGGGAGCGGGACATGCCCACGGCGGGGATATTGATAAATTAGAATCTTGCGATGATGTATTTATTCCAAATGAGAAAAAGAAATATTCCTTCCGCACACATAGTGGTCGTGTCACAATACCATTCGGATATACGGATGGCGTTAAAGGCGAAATCGCGATGCCGTTTAACCTTGTTAGCGCATCAGAAGGTGGGCTTGGGGGATATAACAAGGAAATACAAGCTAGATTCTTATCAAGCTCTCAATTAGTTAACCTGCATAATGATGGCTATGGAGAGTTCAATGAAGTCCCAATGCAGGGTCCGTTTACAGAGAAATATGTTGGTGGTCATCAAGGGCGACATATTAGGCTCAATTCTACCGATCCATATGGTTTATCTAACGTCGGTGGCGATGGCAACGTTACCACTAATAATTTAGACGGACAATACACAAGACCCGAGGCATTTAGACTGCTTCTTGGCGGTGGTCCGCGATTTCCATGGCAAGAGCCCTTCGGTACCGGCGCATTAGGAATAACCGGACCTGATTATGGTGGTCCATACCCCGATCCTACAAGGTATAGAGCATGGTTCTTCCGGGAAGAAACTGCGAAGCGACCAGTTAATATTAGAAACATTCTCCAAACCACATCATCAGTTAATAATGTGCTCTCCGGTGTTTTACAGCATGGACCAATTGGTAACTACGAAAAAGCATATCAGGTAGTCCAAACTTCTGGCAGAAGCGCAAACAACTCTTGGTTTAATGACGGGCAAACAGAATTATTGCCACAAAAATATACTAACAATAATCCCAAAACAACCAATGTACATACTTTAGTTGGTATCCGCCCAGCAGGAGCAGGACTTCCTGGGAATTGGCTATCCAAAAATATGCGAAGCCACGGAAATGGCTTTATTGCTTCTCCAAGTAGTTCGGCAGATCTTGCAGCCTTGGGAGTCCAACATAAAAATTATCACAGATTATCAAATCTTTATTATCCCAAAGCTGCCGTTGCAACAAGCGCTTCAGACGGTTCTATCACGGTTTTTGAACTTCCAAATAGAACAAAGCAGAACACAGTTTTTGTTGAAAGATTTTCCGCACCAGGAGGACCAGAGATTAATTCACTGGGGTTCTTGGATATTATGGCAGCAGAGAAATCAGTATATAATGCACTGCCCTGGAGAAACTTAATGGTAAGAGGCTCTGGTTCTGGCGAAGAAGAGGCTTATATAGAGGGCTCTTCTGGAGATGTCAGACCAGCAACCATGCATGTGAAGGATCACTTAGCTAAACCCCGAGGACTTAGAACCCTTTTAACTCTTCACGCAGGACAACTTGGTATTGATGGCACATACGGTGTTCTATCGGATGGAGATTATGTGGAGTCTCCGAACTTTCACAAGGTTAACAAAAACGCCCTTCGCAGAGTTATAACTAACACTGGAATTACAACTTATGATTCATTAAATGAATTCGGAACCGGCTCTTTATATGATAACTGGTGGGTGCAGCATCCCATTCCTCAAAACGATTTCCAATATAATTGGATTAGTGCTTCTTTCCTAACGGCTTCGAGCCAGGGAGCTTCTAATTTTAATGCCGCTGGTCACGCACCGCGATCTGGATTTTCTTCTGCTTCCACTGCTGGCAATAGGTTCATCCCAGCTATTGTTTTTCTTTCATCAAGCAGACCAGACTATTCTGCATCGGCAAACCCAAGCACCGATCAAGCTAACGCTGTGTGGCCAACGCGAGGGACGATCACCTACCAGCCAGATGAGGGAATTGAGGTAGACTTTGTTGGACTTAATACTCTCATTTATGAACCAACTGGATCTGCATTTAATATATTATCTGCATCAGGATACGATGCCCTGGGCGTTGACAGTTACGGGATAGGAGATCCAAGATCTTATAGAAATCGTTCTATTCGTACTCTTGGTGGCAATCAAAAAGTTGCAGTTGAACATTCTCGTGTCGAATCACCGGAAGGTTGGCTTACTTTTAATGCACTTATGCTTAATCGCGGAGGTGCTTATGGCTGGTGTTCGTGGAAACAAATACGGAACGCAGAACATTCTTTAGTTCGCCAAATGCGGGCAAACAATACGATTTCGATTATAGATCCGGCTACAGAAGATGCAGCAGTGCGAGCGGCTCGCGGATATCTAGGCTATAATTGGGGACCAGCGGGCATTACCACCAAGACGGGCATTTATGGGTTTAAATCTCCAAGCTCTGGTATTGCTACTTATGAAGCCACCGTCACAGCCTCGGCGCTGGCATATCACGAGCCAGTATTAAACTTAAATATGCCAATGACCTTCGAAGCGGACATTGACACAACGGCAATGGATACCTCTTTTGGTAGTACGAGTGCGTATCCTTTCTTGAGAAAAGTAAATTGGAATGCCACTTATTCAAACCAAAAAGAATTGTTTGTTAATTCAAAATTAAATGAACAATTATTTCTTGAATACACGGGACAAACAGCAGGCGACACTCTTCTAGATGCATTTGCCGCTGGCGAAATGACTTCACAACTTATAAATTTGAAATATAATGAGACAATATATCCTAAGCGTATAAATGTTTATCGCCCACATATCCGTCAGCGAGTGACATATTTGTCAGATTTCTGGAGAAGTGCAAGAAAAAATAGATCCGTCTATGGTGTAACTGGTTTGGATTATGACGATCTTCTAAACTCTGACGGAGGTAGAAATCATAGCGTGAACTCCCAAGGTATTGCTATACCCACTTCAAGTATATGGCCGCTTGATGCAAGAAGAGATTTTAGCCCCACGGGGTCTGCGACTCCTGAAGTCGGAACTCAAAATCCAAAGGTTTATGTGGCTTCAGGGTCATGGCCAGGTGCAGGGCTCGGGCGACAATACCCACGCGCAGGAGGTGGAGAAGGAGAACTTCAAAACAGCCTAACAACTGCACACTCTCCCTATGGTGCCGTCGGTCCCGCAATACCATCGCACACTAACCCCCATCGCTATGCTATTACGGCATCTGCAACATATAACAGAAGGCACACTCTAGTAACCGGCTCTAGTATTCTCGGCTGGTCTTCCGCATTCGGTCCAAGAGGCGTTGTAGAGACAAGAGTACGACCGGGCGTCATCGTGCCCTTCGCAGGCGATGCCCCATGGGATGCTGGAAGGCAATTCGGCAAAGAGCCGTTTTATGATTCTTACGAAGATTATTGTGATGAAATGAGGCGACTCGGCAAAGAGTACTCTATATTACCAGAATTTAGAATGAGTGAGAGAATCGAAGATTATATTGTTAATGGCGTAGATCCCTTTAGTGACAGTGCTCTTTTTAGTCTAACAGGTGCACTGGGAGGCGCTACTTCGAGTGCGCCCGTAAACCCCAATTTTTACAAAGTTTATAGTCATACAGATTTTATGAAGTATTTTGGTGTTGTAAGAACAGACGCACTCGCCAAAGTAAATGGTGTTCCGACAGATATCTCACTTTCTTGCAAGGGTTTGTTAAAATTATTACCTTATGATGGATTTTATCCTGCAAGCAGGACTGCACAATTAGCTAGCTTATTCTCACAGTCATATGGCGACAGAGTGGAGTTAAACGGCTATACAACGGGTGTTCCTCCAAGAGCATCGTGGTGGAGGACTTTTTTGACTCCTATGTTCGCCCCAGGATTGATGTTTAATACAATTAAATCTGGGCTCGCAGTTGACTTTCCAATATTTACTGCGGGACCACCACACACGGCTTCAATAATCGAAGCTAATGCAAATGGTGCTATGCCAGCCAGCGCTGCTTGGAAACACCCCTCTTATGTTATTGTGGGAAATTCTAGCTACTCTCCCACCGGTCCCAATGCCGCGAACGGCTTTGATGAACGATTACCATTTGAGACGCTTGTAGAGCCTGAACGGCATCTTGCTAACAAATTCATTTATGATATGGAAGTTCACCCTTCGTGTTCTTTTTCGGGAAGCACTCCCCAAGGCGACTTGGCCTCAGCGAATGCTCATGCCCTTTGGCTCGGAGGAGGCGATGATAGATACCGACTCGCAATGCACAATTTCCTTGCAGAAACTCCCGAATTTTTCTTAGAAAATGGAACATTTACCACATTTATCTCCAAGCCCAGGGGGGACTGGAACGTTCCAATGGGAAATGAATTCCGAAATACATCATATAAGATGAGAGTTAAGCTTAAAAAATCATCGGATGTGTCCAATACGCCATTCTCGGCATCTTGGCAACTATCGGGCACCGCTGGTGTAAACGTTGCCGCCAACCGCGCCGCTGCACTTCGCGGGGATATATATCCACAACTTGTAACCGGTTCTGAAACAATGGTGATGTATAGTCGCCCATCTGCTTTTGGACCACCAGTAGGCGGCGGACCCTCTGCTAGTCTTAACAATTCGTCTAATTTATTTCCCATGTATCACCGTGGATTTTACGGAGATTCTAGATTTGGCTATTATCCACATGTTACCCCTCCCTATTATGACGGTGAAGCTTGGGTAGATTTGGAATATAATCCTGGTCTTCATAGTGAAGCCGGTCTACCGGACTTAACGACATTATTAGGAAGATTGACAGCATCTTATCTTAGGTTTGCTGGACCACTAGCTGAAGGTGCAGCCACGCACCTCGACCAAACGCAACTGTGGATGCATGGTCTTGGCGGAAGATATATGTATGAAGCCAATTCAGACAGTACGGTTGTACCGTTGCCGGGTCCAATGAGCGGTGCATGGGAATGTAATCACAACTCCATGCAAGTCTCAGCCTCAGTTAATTTATTTGGCTCAACCAAGGGTCTAAGCGACATACTAAAATATGCAGGTGTAGATCCCAATACAAATGAAGAACAGTGGGTAATTCAGACCAAATTTGAAACACCAATGTTAAACTTTATTGACAATAGCGGATCAGATGGCTCAACAGCAGACGGGATATCTCAACTAACAGAGGCTTTTGCTACCACACAAGTATCCGGTGGATATTATACTCGCCCAATCGGGATGTGGCATCAACTAGGAAGACAACCAGTCGGCGGCGAGGGAATATGGCTAGAAATTACAGATGTGCCCGCACACCAGTCTCAAATGTTTCCAGAGCGTACAACCGCGCCCATGGCGGGAACTTCTACAGTTACCGGCTCTTTAGCCGATTTAGTTGGGTTTTCAGGAATAAAAGCTCAAAGACTTGGGAACACAGCCAGCAAAAAGACAATTCGTGAAGCAGTCGTCGCAGTCCCCTTTGTAGAAAAAGAGGTTACCACGACAATGCCTGGGCCAATGGGGACCACCAAAATCCACACCTCTAATCAAAAACAATTTTTTAGCATTGATAAAGCTCAAATAGAATATATTTGGAATCCTGGTACGTCTACCTTTCCCGCAACAGCAGCCGGTCAATCCCTTGTAGACATGGTTGAGGCAATGCAGAGATATGTTTTTCCACCAAGTATGGACTTCATAACTTATTCAGATGAGGTAGACCCAATTTCAATGTATATTTTTGAATTTGAGCACACTTTAAACCGAGACGACTTAATGCATATATGGCAGAACTTGCCACCTCGCATTGCTAGGTCTTTTGATCAACAAGGAGGAGGTGTATTGCCCGATAGTTTGCACACTGACGACATAGTTCAGACAAAAACAATAACACACCCCTTGCAATCAGGCGAATTATTGTCCACAGTTGACGAAAAGCTACAATGGATGGTATTCAAGGTTAAACAAAAAGCACAAACAAATTATTTTAGAAAAGTTGTCGCGGGCAATGGAGGGACGACTCTTCCCGCGTGGGCATCAATGGCATCACAGCTAAACGTCACGGATGCAATTGCTGATGGCGCAGCCAAAGGTGCATCTTCAAAAACGGATCCTTATAAACAAACATATAATTGGCCGTATGATTTTTTCTCATTAGTAGAATTAGTCAAAATTAATGAACAAGTCGTATTTGAGAGTGTGGAAAGAGGCTCAGATGGTCCCGTGGTTTCGTTACCATTCGGAGACACATCGCCTTGGGTCACGGACAGACCTTCCGCCGCAGGCACAACACCGCAAGTTAATCTTCCACCAATTCGTATACCACAACAGCCGCAAACAGCAGCAGCAGCACCAAGTTATCCAAACATTCCACCACTTCTGTTACCTCAACAACCTCAGACAATAACAGCCACACCAACAATCACAATGGAAATACCATCCCCCCAACCCCAACCCCAGGCAACACAGGAGACTCGACCAGCGGTAATTCGAGACTTTCCGCTAGTTATACCCTCTCAGCCGCAATACCAAACGACCACGCCAACAGTTCGGACTTTCCCAGTTGTCATCCCACAGCAGGGAGGAGGCTCCGAACCCCATGGAGCAGGCGCATCGGTGATGCCCGCATCCACCGCTAATGGTGCAAATGGACAGCCACAATATGTTACTAACTATGGCGGGGCATACTCGCCCTTCAGACCAGGAGCCGGTCAAGGCGGATACTATACCACTGGCGGCGGCACCGGTGGCAATGGACAATCTGGCGGCGGATTAAAATAGAAAAATAATATACAATGATATTTAATATAGGCATCAACATTAATGGAATTTTTTAATAAAAAAGAAGAAGTAATCGATTTACAGCTTACGCAATATGGCAAATATTTGTTATCGTTGGGTAAGCTTAAGCCTGTTTATTATGCATTTTATGATGATGGGATCATTTATGATTCCAATTTTATGGGACTTCAAGATAAGCCGGGTGAAATTCAAAATAACGCTGAACCCCGGATTCAGGGAAACACACCTAATTCAAAGCCGTTCCATAATTTTCACAGTATTGACGATGATTTACAACGTGCTTCCGAGGCAACCTATCACGCCCAAATGGGAGGAGGTGCAACTACGCCCGATGCAATGCGATCACTACAAATGATCAGGCAACAAACACCCGATAAGTCTCAAATTTTAGTTAACCCTCTGGCACAATCTGATTTTGGCAGCGATAAAATGCCTTCCTGGAACTTAATGTTGTTAAGTGGCAAGGTACTAACTGGTGACAACACCACAGACCATCCACGTACTACATCTACATTAACTTTAGACAGTTCTAAAGTTATATTGAATATCCCTCAAATTGAGATAGAAGTTAAATATAGGGTTAGCATTAAAGATGGCACTCTCAATATATCACAAGATTTGATCGATGCAGTCGGCAGAGGCGATATCGATGGGATACCCCAATCTATTCTAGAACAAATATTAGCAGAAGGCACAGAATTCGATGACATCAACTATGATATAAAAGTATTTGACGACGGAACGTTTTTTAATATTCATCGCGATGATTTGATACTTCAGATCATGGAAGAAAACGTACCATATTCAAATGATAATTTTGAAGTAGAAGTGTATGAGATAAGCGACAATACTGTCCAAGGTGCTGCCAATACTACCACCGTCAGACAGATAGAACAGCTTAGATTTTTGGTGGAACCAGATTTTATTATAGATGATATATTATACGACGAAAAGGAAATGAAAAGATCTCCAATTCCAGAAATAGATAGCAGTTTTGTTGACTATTTTTTTGATTTTGAAACAGACGATGAGATAGAGGCATCTCTCATTTGTAATAAACTTAAAAATGGCGATAAAGATCTATATAGATTTGCACGAAAGGACTTCACATGTCCTGATATAAAATCAAATTATCAGTTCCTAGATCCCTATGCAGTAAAGTCAGACGACGAAGAATGTGGGAGTAAATAAGATATATGCCCTATCATAATGGAACCCCTACGCCGACGCCGATGCCGATGCCTGTTCAAGAAGAGGAAGATACAGCAACTCCAACACCTATGCCAGAAGGTCCAGTAGAGACGCCCCCTTGGGCAGAATCACAACCAGCACCAGGGCATCAGCCACCGCAACCCACCATCCAGCCTGCCGTGGAAGTAGAAGCTTCCCCTGGTCAAAACCCATACATACCGGGGTACGCTCCACCACCACCCGCAGCCACACTTGCTGCGCCTAGCCCCTGTTCTACATTTGGCAACATGATTCCCGATGTTTATATTGATAGGGTTCTCTTGGAAGAATCTTTGATGGATACAAATCCAGATCCCAATGTGCTCGATGTTCTCCAAACGCCAAAAATAACCATCAGTTTAAAACTAGTTGATCAGCTTAGCGCAAATGGAACATACTCTCTTTTAGAAGAGGCACTCATTCCCAATTCAAACTTGAATTTAAAAGAGTATTTTCAAGTTCGATGCATAATGACGACCTCTACAAACAAAACCGAAGAGTTTGAACAGATGCTTCGGGAAGTTCCTGCCACACAGCCAACGCCGCACCAAATCCCACCACCGGGCTGGGCAGGTGGAGGTCCAAGTCACGATTTTAATACTCAATATAAAACGTTAAATGATATTACATCCACATACAGAAACAGTGACGGTAATATAGAATTGATCGCACCCTATACTTTTGCTTTAGATGCTACGATCTATAATGTAATACAGCATTTAACCATATTTGCATATGTGCAACTTGATACAGTTTCATTGGCAACCGATTTTAATCTAGAAATCCCCGAATCTTTAACAAATATTATTGGCAGAGTGGAGCAAGAACTTGTAATTCAGAATTCTCAAGTTGTTTCTTCAATAAAAAAATTGGCTTCAGTGGGCATCACGACTGTTGATGAGGGTCATGATCATAATTATGCTGACCTTAATTCCGATGGAAACGGCTGGACAGAGTATGCTATGCACCCGGAAGAGCCACGTATTAAACACAGACACGAGATCATAGGTGGCGTCGTTCAGACGGCACAGAGTTGGTGCTATGAGCCACCCGGTCCCGGCTCACCCCCTCAGTATTCAGCGACAAGCTGTGAAGGTCTTTTCGGATTTCCGGGAGTAGGTCCACATACTCATGAATTAGAGGCACAATTTATACCTATAAATAATGTCCAAGATTTTCGAATTAGAGACGAGATTAGTGTTTTAACGGCACAGTTTACTTCGCTAAGAACAGAACTATTAGCATTTCCAGAGCAGCAAGACATTCTTGCTCAAGCCTTTGCTGCGAATTCATATTTATCTGAATTATTTGTGACAAAAGATGCTGACAAAAATGCACGCTTTTTTTTCGCATTTGACTACGGAAAATTTTGTCTTGAAAGTTCTAAGTACGCAAATATTATTTCTAAGTTATCTGATACGGCTAAACAAGAGATAGTCGATAATTCCCAAATGACTCGATTTATTGTAAGCAGACGACAGGTTAGAGAGGAACCAGCAGTCAACAGTCTGGGCTCGCCAGTAAAAAATTATTTGTTGGATAATGGACATTCCACTATTGATACTCCTGTAATATTGTCTCTTGATGATGAAAATATAAATGAGATTAATTTAATTTTGGAAGATCAGCCAGCACCAGGAACAGGGGGGCGTTTCGCTGGGGTTGCTCTGCGTTTTTTTACCGGGATAGATACAGACAAATGGGTTCATAGGGTACCACCACCACCACCAGTAGGTTCCCCCTCTGTCCCACCGATTCACTATGATTGGCTTAAACATAAAGGTATGGATTCACAAAGTGATGGGGTTTGCCAATATTCTATAGACATTGAAGTTATTGATGGATTTGTTACATATATGAACACAGTTTCTTCGAATCTTTCTCAAGCTATGATGGAATATCAAAAATATGTTGCTTTAACACAAATACCTGATGTATATGACGTAAAAAGTAGAAAATTTACTGTTTATGGTCAAGAAGTGATGGCACATGGTCACTGGTCAGGGCTTGTCCCAATAATAGAAGCCTATCTTAGTGCGATTGGTAATTTCATTGATTTAACAGACACTATCAACGGGACACCCAAATACAATTATTATGGAGCTAAAATATATGATCTTATCAATCCCTACTGGGGCGGCATAGAGGGAGTCCTCTTGTTCAATGAACTTCTATTGCTAATATCAACTCAGATTAATAATATAATGGACGCAGGCTATCCTGGAGCGGGGATCGAAGCAACGCTAACCAATCACCCGTCCAACAATACATCCACCTTTCAGCTTCAAACAATGGGACTAAAAGAATATTTTGTCAATACAATCGGGGCAAGGTTTATAAATGAGTCCTATGCTGACAATGTTAGTCAAGCGCCCCACGGAAACAGCTTATCTACGTATACTCGCTCACAAATCCAACTCTCCAGTCAAACCGAAGTTAATTTAGATACAGAATCTAATCTTAATCGAACCCCCGCAGAACTTCTCGGCAACCTCGGCATTACATATGATGTGTTTCCTATAACACTCCCCACCTCCGGTGCTCCTAGTTTTTCCCCGATGGACAGGTATCTCCAACAGAACTCGACAGATATCCTTTCCGATATATTAGGACCAAAAGACTTAGCCGACGAAGAACTGCCAGATCTCCCACCAGAAGTATATGCCTCATTATTACAACAAATTGTGGCTTCTGGAAGGGAATCATCTCCAGCACTCAACGTTAACGTTGATGTTTTAACAGGATTTGTATTTGAACGTCATTCGAGCAGGGGCGGCACTTATTATCGTACACCAATGATGCGAATAGCGAGATTTGAGACAAAATCTCTTGCCTCTCTTTCGAGCACTGGAACCGGTTATTATCTTTGTCGGCAAACCAGAAGATCAGATGTAGAAGTAATTAATTCATATTTCTTGTTGGTTGTCTAAAACTATGTATGAACACGGGAGGAGGATCCTAAACCATGGCAATTAAGAAATGCGAAGAAATTATAGAAGGAGTTCTCGTAGAAACCGGCGAAACCACTCCCGAATCTGCCGGTTTCACCCCCGCCAGCGGAGGAGGATATACAACCGAAAGTCGCCCCACTTCTCTTGGAAAAACCCTGGACGCAGTGGAGGATGCACTTTTTTTTAATCCACTGGAGGAGTCGCCTTGGGTGCCAGCCCCGCAATTTGGGAACGGACGAATAGCCGCTACTAGACCCAGTGGTATTGAGGATCCTCTTAGAGCGGAAGCAAGAAAATTCTTTGTATTAGATAATAATGGAACCATGGTTTACCTTAATGATTCTTTCGGGGAAAATCTGTATGGCGTGTGGCAATCTGATAATATCACGACCGTCGCCACATCTTCGCCACTCTCCCTTATTGCCCTGGCAGACCCACTCGAAGTTCAAGCGTCTGATTCTTTATTCAAGAAATACGCCCAAAGCTGGAAAGTTAGCAGCACTCATTTTGTAAATAATCCTGGCGGTGCTTCCGCTGGCAGCGGTCAGGAAGGGCGTCTGTATAGTGATGCCGAATTAGACGTTATGTGGACACTATTCGTTGATGGTATGGCCCCCCTCAGACATTCTCCCCTTATTGACACGACCAAAGTATTCACCGATCACTATACTGACTTTACTATCCCTTTTTCTCAAAAAGAATTAGAAAGATATATAAACATTGTTCATAACCCTGCTTACGCAAATGTAGAGCCTAATTATAATTTTTTTGAAAAAGGATATGAAAATGCGATAGAAGGCAGCATCTGGGCGACAATGACTCAGGGATGGCCAGAAGCAGCATTACCAAATTTATATTCAATAATGACCAAAGACGGTAATCAAATGCAAACCAGTCTTGCAGACCTTGGAATTGGCTCTCAGTATGTTAGAAATGTTCAATCGTTATTGGAACAAAGCGTGCTCGGTGTTGTTGCATGGTCTGCTAACATCAATCATTTCAATAATATAGCTTTCCCAAGCTCGCAGATTCCATCATTGCAACAAGGATATGAGTTTGATGATGTTCACCCAATGAACAATACATTAGAATTACAAACAGAAAAAACAGGAGAATTTTTCAATGCCGTAGAATTATCAGGCATGACAGACAGTTTATTAAAGACCGTTATGAATGAGGCATATTACACAGCCAGAGCCACCAACGGCACCCCAAGTGCAGGGGGCGCTATGCTTACAACTCAAAAACCGTTTGCATTGTCAACCGAAAAAATCATTATTAATATCGCTGATGGAACATCCACATTTAAAACACAAGTAGATATAAGAGATATTTCCTTAATGGACCTCAAGCTCTGGGTGGAGGACTTTTTAACCACCACTCCATCATATCAGATAACCTCTACTTTCTATGACAGTATGATTTTTCTCGGAATTCCTGAAAATCAAAGCACCGCACCAGACGAGTGTAACGCCTTCAGGGATGCTCTACAAGCGATTATTTTATCTGGAAAAATTCAACAACTTATTAACGACCACTCAAGAACATTTGAACAAGTGCTCATGGGTAAAGAAGCATATAACGAAACTATTATATATGAAATTGTTAAAACATCACCCACAACAGGAGCGGAGCCTCTGCAAAGAATATTCATACCAAACACAGACAAACTTGATGTTCTTAATTATATTGATACACAAGTAAAATACGACAAAGAATATACCTATGAAATATTTGCTCATAACTTAATTGTGGGCACCCAATATGAGTATCGTGAAGGAGTTCTTGGGCAAACCTATATTCCAACGATGGGATACGCCCCCGCGCTGGCGGTTCACGAAAAAGAATTTACTGTTTTCTACGAGCCGTCTCTTAAAATCGCAAGACTGCCGATATATAAACAAGCCGCAAGAATTCTCGATGCAGCCCCTGTTTGGCCACATGTAGATCTTATTCCCTATAAGGGTGTTTCCGATCAGTTTCTAATAAACTTAAATTCAAATACTGGAGACTATGATTTACAACCAATTATTATAAATGAGCGAGATGCAATATTTGTCCGAAATTTTAGAAACTCACGTCAGCTATTGCCAGGAGAACCCATTAACTTCAAATCAGATGATCCAGTACAACATTTTGAAATATACAGAATGGATACTCCTCCATCCTCATATGAAGATTTTGCTGGACACCTTCTCACAGTAGAAGTTTCTCAAAATGCTACGGCTATATCTTATGTTGATAACATATCGCCTAACCAAAAATATTACTATACGTTTAGAGCAGTTGACGTACATCAAAATCGTTCTAACCCAACTGAAATATATCAAGTTGAAATAGTAGAATTTGATGGTATGATGTTTTTCTATACAAGCATTTACAATCTTAATGACCCTCTTAACAATAACAATAATGTAAGCTCCACCCGAAGTTTAAAAAGATATTTAAAAATTAATCCGAATTTTATACAATCGCTAATTAATTATGAAGACACTTTCGCGAATACATCTACCCCTGATGCTACTGCTTACGATGCCGGAACCATGGTCCTGGGGCAACAAGCAGAAGGATCGGTATGGTCATCTGCTACAAACCAACGGAAATTTAAAATACGAGTGACATCTAAAAATTCTGGAAGGAAGTTCGATTTAAATCTTACATGCAAAGTTCAATTTAATAGGGGCACTCAGCCAACTTAATTATGAAATGTTAATACCTAAAATTTTGGCATTTTAATCTAATCAAATACTAATTACCACTATACGGAGAATATATAAATGGCGTTTCTTGACAACTCGGGTGATATTATACTCGACGCAGTGTTAACAGACACGGGAAGAATGAGACTGGCAAAGGGCGATGGCTCATTCAATATTACAAAATTTGCCCTTGGCGACGATGAAATTAACTATGCACTGTATGACAAGAATCACGCAAGTGGCTCTGCCTATTATGATGTAGCAATTTTGCAAACGCCAGTGCTTGAAGCTTTTACAAACAACACATCTATACTGAAGTCAAAGCTTCTTTCGATATCAAGAACAAATCTATTATATCTTCCCGAAATCAAACAGAATACAACGAAGGGGATAGCTGCCAACGGCGTCAATGGCGTTGTAACCATTCTGGTGGATGAAGCCACAGCCAATGACTGGCAAAACGAGAGCGCTGCCGATGGCGGTACGAACGTTATACAAAGCTATTATTTAACCCAAGCAGGTCAGGTAAACTCTATAACTTTTGACCAGGGCATCGCAAGTAATGCTCTTGGAAACGGAAACGACGTTGCCTTGGATGCAGACTTGTGGGAAACACAATATATTATTGAAATGGATAATCGACTTGGATATCTCACCGATGTAGATGGAGTGGCAGCAGTTGCTTCCTTTATAGATGATGACAATATTGCATCTTATTATCTTTCGACCACCACAAATTCAAACTTTTTTCATCTGGGCCACGGTGGAACAAACATGAGCCGCGAAGTCATTTCTGGTCCAAGTGGCGAGAGACTCCAGTTTCTTGTCGGAGCCTCCACTGATTTAGCCTCTAGCACATATTTGTTTACGCAAATTGGAGGCACAAAAGCCCTCGCTGATTCCATAACATCAAATACTGACGGAACTTACCACATCGACACCACCATTCGGATTACAGGAGCCACCACAGGATACAGGGTCGATCTTCCCATTAGATACGTGAAGAACATATAAAGCACAATAGGACTTAAACATGGCAACCACTTTTAAAACATTAACTGCAAACGACATTACAAATACAAGGACGATCCTTCACGAAGCAATCCCGCTAACTGGAACAATCGCCTCTGGGACATATGCTGACGAGAACATTAAAACATATTCTCATGGAATGTTTACAAGCGTTTTTGATTATCCTTATTTAAGTTCTTCCGCAAACCACATTTTTGACCTTGCAACCGGCTATTCAGACAATTCAGGTCTGTCGGGTAGCGAAGTCGCAGGTGGAGCAGGTGCGGTTGGCGGACAAACCTATGCTACCTCTAAGGGATCCGATCAGCGTGCAAAGAAAATTAATATCTATACTCAAATGGCTCAAGTACTCATGGGCTATGATGAAAATGGAAACATCCAAGATTTTGATATGGATGGAAATCTTGGTGGCACCCAGTCCGGTGGCTCGGGCGAGTCTGGAAAAATGCGAGAAGTGTTTTTTATCAATTTTGCTCGTCTTCTTGGCAAAGACGAAGTTAAAAAAGGCAGCTTCTCGTTGGCACTTGT